TGTTCCAGTTGATGTAGCCAAAAAATTACAGAGTAAACTTAGCAAAGCAGTAGCAGCCAAAAGAATTGCTGAGGGCACCCATAATTTTTCAGCAGAATTGAGTAAACAGGTCCAGGCTCAGCGGTTAAAAGACGGAACCCATAATTTTCAAGGTGAGCAAGGTAGCCGTAATGCTATACAAAGAAACAATAATTTAGTAAAATTAGGTATACACCCCTGGGCAGGAGAGTTAGGTAAAGTTCATAATAAAAAACTTGCGAACGAGAGAGTAGACGCAGGAACACATAATTTTCAAGGTGATATGAATCCTAACAAAAACATGCCGAAGGTAACATGTCCACATTGTGATAAAATAGGTGGTAGAAATCAAATGAAACGATATCACTTTGATAATTGTAAAAATAAGGAATAAAAATGGCGGCGGATATTATGATTGACATTGAAAGTTTGAACACAACACCTGATTGTGTTATACTAACTATCGGTGCCGTTCGTTTTGATCCTAGAGGTAACGGTGTAGTAGAACGATTAGAATTACGACCCACAGTTGAGGATCAAACTGAAATATATAATAGGAGTATCAATGATGATACATTACGATGGTGGTCTGAACAGAGCCCTGAAGCACTTGAAGAAGCATTGGGAGACAGGGGACGAGTCCCATTTGCTGATTGCATGGAGACCCTTTATAAGTTTTGTTGGAACCGTCGTGCTGTATGGAGTAATGGTGCGCCATTTGATTTGGTCGTAATGGAACATGCATGGCGACAAACAAGCGATAAGCCTAATCCTATTCCCTGGCCCTTCTGGTCAATGCGTGATACAAGAACATTATGGGAAATCGCAGGAGTCAAACTTAAAGACGGTGGGCATGTGACTAGTCACAAAGCAGTAGAAGATGCAGAAAGACAGGCTATTGTTGTGCAACAAGCGTACAAGAAATTGATGGAAGCAGGATTGGCACAAAAATGAAATTAGATGCAGACATTGACATTGACTTTGGATCAAGAGAGGAGTTATTAAAACTAATACCTCATACCTCAGCGGCTATGCGTAATGTAAAACCCATGCGTAAGCATAATACTGGAGTGTATGTCACAGATATTCCATATGATCCCATCAATGATATGGCTGCGATTGATTATGTTGATGCTGAAAAACGAGGATATTTTAAGTTAGATTTACTGAACGTTCATGTGTATGAGTCTGTCAAAAGCGAAGAACATTTAGTTACGTTAATGAAAGAACCAGATTGGACAAAATTGAAAGACCCCACTTTTGTCGAAAAACTCATACACTTGAACAATCAGTTTTATAATCTACAAAAGATGCCCGAACCAGTAGACAGTATCCCAAGATTAGCTATGTTTCTAGCTGTGATTCGTCCTGGCAAAAAGCATTTAATTGGGGAAACTTGGAAAGAAGTCGCAAAGACTGTCTGGGATAAGGGTACTGACGGATATGTGTTCAAAAAAGCACACGCAATTGCATATGCACATTTGGTTGTAGTTCATATGAACTTATTAACTGAGTCGCTTAACTAACGTTATACTACGGCGTTTTGAACGTCTTTTGTTTAATTCTGTCATACTGCAAACAGGACCGTGTATTATTGACAGACTTTTATTGTTAAAAGTGCGTAGATACGGCTTAAAAATAGTCCATTCATCTTTTAGAAATAGATTGATTGGTATTAATCTATTACTTTCCCACCACCAAACATCACCTAATTCTAAGAATTTTTCTTTGATTACTGGATCGACAATGGCCCCGTAATCATATATAGTGGTAACCATGTCATCACGGTTTTGCACTATTCCTACGTAATCTTGGTTGGCGTAGGAACACACTGTTATGAATGGGTGAGCCTCGCTTAGTTTCTTGAAAAAATCGTTGTGAACCATTATGTTAAAATACATTTTATTTAGCATCGGGCAAACCAAATAACAAAAAGAATATTTTGCTAAATACAGTATGTACTCTACAGCCGTTTTTTACTTTTTTCAGCGCAATATTGTTGTGCTACTCGATGGCACATCACCAAGGAGATATATGCCAGTTTATGCCAAACCCTTAACTCTACACAAAGGTGTAGATAACCAGATTCAATTCCAGTTCTTGAACCAAGAACAAAAGCCAGTAGACATTACAGGTAAAGAAATTACTTGTAGAATTTTAAATAATGCAGGTAATCAGGTCCTCTTACAGAAGGCATTAACACTACAGTTACCACTAAACGGGATAGCAGCATTGATTACTAACGCTGCGGAAATTGAAGATATTGACGCACAGAAATGCTACTATACATTAGAAATACCTGTAGGATCATTTGACTATCCAGTATTTGTTGACCAAAATGCCGGTGGTCGTGGCATAATGAACATTGTTAACAGCATATTACCTAGCTTTGTTCCTAGCTACGAGGTTTCTATTCCAACAGGACAACCTTTCCCTAACTTAAATCAATATAGTAACGCAAACAGTAACGCAAACACATATTACACTAGCGTAATCTCTACAAACGACAATCCAATTATGACGTTCCAAACAAAATATGAACAGTATTATGGTAATGTCGTTATCGAAGGTTCTACTATTCCTGACGGTGATTGGTATCCTATTACCGCTGACACAGGTCTAGCTAATGTTACTGACACAAAAGGTTACACTATCCGTGGATATCACCCTTATGTCAGAATGCAATTTGTAAGTAATACGGGTGCAGTAACCAATATACTAACAAGATAATCTACCACACCTATTGAACATTTATAAGTAATATGTTACACTTATAAAATGTTTGATATCCTATCTATCATTCCAGGCAAGAAAAAGACTACAAGTAGCGGTTGGACTAGTTTCAACGCTATTTGTTGCAGCCATCATGGACACAAAGCCGATCGTAGGATGCGAGGTGGTATCAAATTTGATGGACAAAATAATTGGTCATATCATTGCTTTAACTGTAGTTTTAAGTGTAACTTTGTTCTGGGTAGACCAATTGGAGCAAAAACAAGAAATCTATTGAAATGGTGTGGAATAGATGACATTGAAATACAACGCTGGAGCTTAGAAAGTTTACAGCACAAAGATTTACTAGACTTCACTAAGCCACAAAAGAAAGTCAAGATAAAATTCAAAGACCATACACTACCCGAAGGTCAACTGCTTGACAAAAATAATCCACAACACAAAGTATTCGCTGATTATGTGCAACGAAGGGGTATAAGTATCGATGAATATCCCTTCTTAATCACACCAGACGAACCTGGTCGTATGGGCAACAGAGTCGTTATACCCTACACCTACAAAAATAAAATTGTAGGTCATACAAGTAGATTCTTAGACGATAGAACTCCGAAATATTTAAATGAACAACAGCCTGGATATGTATTTAACATTGATATGCAAAAACCAGAGTGGACTGTGTGTATTGTAACCGAAGGAATATTCGACGCACTTGCTATTGACGGTGTAGCAATTATGCACGATGACATTAGCAGTGAACAGGCACAACTATTAAGCACACTAAACAAAACTATAATTGTGGTTCCGGATAGAGACAAGACTGGATTGAAATTATGTGATAAAGCATTAGAGTTAGGTTATCAAGTCAGCTTACCTAATTGGGATGTTGATGTTAAAGATACAAACGATGCAGTGGTCAAGTATGGCAAACTACCGACCCTATTGAGTATACTACAGAGTGCAACAAATAGTAAAATTAAAATAGAATTGCAGAGGAAGAAAATTGGCAAACAAATCGGAATTTAAAATAGAATATACAGTAGAATTACAAAAATGGTTTTTGAAAATGATGCTGACAGACGCACAGTTATATACACGTGTGGCTAACATTATCGATGCAGAAAACTTTGATAAAACATTAAGACCGGTTGTAGAATTATTTAAAGACAGTGCAGACAAGTTTAGCACAATCCCTGAACCTGAGTTTATTGAAGCATCTACAGGCATTAAATTAGAACCCATTGAAAATGTAACAGAAGGGCACACAGAAAAATTCCTAGAAGAATTTGAAAAATTTACTAAGCGACAAGCACTAGAACGTGCGATTCTCAAGGCAGCTGATATGCTTGAGAAGGGTGATTATGGCCCAGTTGAAAAATTAATCAAAGATGCGGTACAAATCAGTCTACAAAAAGACATGGGTACAGATTACTTTGCTGACCCAAAAACTCGTTTAAACAAATACTTTAACGCAGGTGGTCAAGTATCTACTGGCTGGCCACAGATGGATAAACTGTTGTATGGTGGTTTCAGTCGTGGTGAACTGAATATCTTTGCAGGTGGTTCAGGATCAGGTAAGTCATTGGTTATGATGAACATTGCACTAAACTGGTTGCAAATGGGTTTGAGCGGTGTTTATATCTCACTTGAACTTTCAGAAGAATTAACATCATTGCGTACTGATGCTATGTTAACAAGTATGAGTACGAAGGATATCCGTAGAGACATGGATACGACTGAACTTAAAGTTAAAATGGTCGGTAAAAAGTCTGGTCAATATCGTGTTAAAGCAATGCCCGCACAGAGCAACGTTAATGATATTCGTGCATATCTGAAAGAAGTACAGATTCAAACAGGTATCAAAGTTGACTTTGTTATGGTTGACTACTTGGATCTTGTTATGCCAGTATCTGTCAAAGTTAATCCTAACGACCAGTTCATCAAAGACAAGTATGTTTCAGAAGAATTGCGTAACTTGGCAAAGGAATTAGGTATTCTATTAGTTACAGCGTCACAGTTGAACCGATCTGCTGTTGAAGAAATCGAATTTGACCATAGTCACATTGCTGGTGGTATTAGTAAGATTAACACAGCAGATAACGTGTTTGGTATCTTCACAAGCCGTAGTATGCGTGAGCGCGGCAAGTATCAAATTCAGTGTATGAAATCACGTAGTTCTACGGGTGTTGGTCAAAAAATTGACTTAGAGTATAACATTGAAACTATGCGTATCACTGACGAAGATCCTGATGGATATGCTGACCAGCAAGCAAAATATAAACCTGCACCGAGTCCCAACGACATACTGAATCAAGTGAAAACACAATCAACAGTAACAGAACAGCCTGCCCCCTCAACATATGATCCTAATCATAAATTTGACTTTTCTCCACTAGAAAAGAAGGTTGTAGCTGACGTTGGAAGTACTAAATTAAAGTCCTTATTGAATTCTCTAAAGAAATAATTCCAGTAATAAGCATAAATACATATAGGACAAATATATGCAACGTCAAACTCGTAGTCTGTTAGAGGAATTAGAAGCACTGGGTAATAACCGTGATACCGCACATATTATTGAAAGTCGCGGACACAATATTATTACCAGTGCGATTAATCTACTTGAAATGATTAATCGTCACTACACTCCTGAACAAGCTGAATTACTTGAGAAGAAACTATTGAGCGCAATCAAGGGAAGAGACCAATCTAGGTTCTCAAAATCCGTCAAAAAAAGCAAAAATACCTAACATTTTTGCGCCCAAATCCTGTATTTTTTTGTACCAGGCATAAATAATAGTATGAGACAGTAGGTCTCAACTATATAAAAGGATTTTTATCATGGCACAATTTACAAAAGTAAACGGCGACTTTCTACCAGTTATCAACTATGACTCTGGTGCTTACACAAACAGCGGCTTAAACGCAGTTGAATCAGCAGCTACAGTTCAACCTCAAGGTCCTAAGCTAGACTTCTTCACTATCACTGCTAACGCAGGTATGACAACAACACAATTGCTACAAACTTTCCAAACAGTTGAGCAATTAGCTACAGTTCATATCTATGAGTACACAGATAGTACAGATGACACATTAGCATTAGCTATCTATCCAGTAGGTGCATGGACAACTGCTACTCTAGACACAGCAGTTACAGCAGCTACAGGTTTAGCTAACGTTGTTGTTACAGCTTCTGCTACATTCACAAACTAATTCAAATTTAGTTTGAAAAAAAGGTCTGATTCGTCAGACCTTTTTTTGTGGCTGTTGAATACTAGTTAAATAGTGATATGAGTTATAAGATTACGTGTTATACATTGTTTGATATCACACAGACCGGGGTGATTAATAGAAACCGCCCTAGTGATGATGAAAACTTTGATAACTGGAAGTATAAAAGAAATGTTCAGTGTAATTTCGATACTGTATTACAAGCAATTTCTTTGCGTTCACAACCTGAAGTTGTGAGAGTTCCGCAAAAGACAAACATAAAATTTCAAGAATTTAAAAATTTCGGATTCCTGTTTGAACAAGACGATGAAGAACATAATTGCTGGTCCTTTGATTTTGAAGTTCAGCATCCAAGTGTTTTTGCTGATGGTTTGACTGAATTAGGTGCATTGTACACTGATTGTCACGGTGTACCTATGATTAAAGTAGGAACTGAATGGAATAAATTACCCGAGTTCCTAGACTCGACAGACGAATTGCGTAACATTTATTTTGAGGTATCAAACAATGGTGATTGATAAAACTGTTAAAGTAGAAAAATTTTTAGTTAAAGAATATCAGAATATAGCTACTGATTTAATCTACGAAGAAAATGGAAGCTACAACCTATTCAATATATACACCATTGAAAGAAAAAACAAAGGATACACTGTTTACAAACTTAAAACAGCAACAGTGAAAACTTTTTATAAGTTAAAGAATGCAGTTGCTTGGTGTATTTTTGACAGACAGAATCTTATCTTAAATTCCAATAGGGTAGAAGTACTAGACAATACATTGTCTGGGGTCGAATTAGCACTAGAAATGCACCAAAAACTCTATAAAAAGGCTAAAAGCAACGAAGACCGTTTTATATATCTAGCTAAATTGAACGAAGACAAGCTAAAAAAGGTCAAAATAACCAGAGAATTGCAGGGATACATTATAGTTTCAGACCGTTTACAGCGTGAACGTTTTGAAATTTTGGATAGATAATTTTAAATAAAAGATAAATATAATATATTATCTTGGGATAAACTATGAAACTAACCGAATTTGACAACAAAAAAATCTCTAAGGCTGCTAAAGCACTTAAAGAAAATTATGACCTACCTTTCAGCGTAGAGTCATTAAATGCTATTTCAGCACAATCTATGTTACGCAAAGTGCGTGGCTTGATGAATGAAACACGCCAATCACCAGACTTCTATGAGAAGCAAACTAGTCCATCATACATGAAACTTGTATTCATGGAGCAAGCACTTTCTGACAGAATGGCTGAGATTGAAGCAACACCTAAAGCAAGAATTGTAGTTGAAAACGAAGAGGTTGAAAAGTCTCAAGTTGTTTTAGCTGCACAAGACATGGTTGATTCTATTCAGAAAATGCTAGAAGATGTTGGTCAAATGCAAGTCAAAGAACTACCTGCATTAGTATCAAGCATCGAGTCTGAAATTGGTGTTAACGAAGCACAACAATACAATGACCAAGTTTCTCAACAGCTAGATACATTAAGTGCTACATTGAAAGAAGCGTTTGCTGGTATGAAGGCTGCTTTAGGTACTGTTACTGGTCAAGGTGGCGACATGGCTGCTTTTGACGCAGGTGCTGAAATGGGCGCTGACTTAGGCGCTGAAGCTGGCATGGACGCTGGCTTAGAAGCTGGTGCTGATTTAGAAGCAGACGCAGAAGAAATTCCCGAGCCTGAAGAAGAACCAGCAGGTGACGTAGGACGTGCAAAGCGTTAATCAAAATGCTATTGTACGAGTTTGCAGGCCCTGATCCATTACGAGTTAAGTTGGTTGCAGTATCTAACCAACTTAAAGGTGAAGTAGAACAGGGCCAGCAACCAAAAGATTGGAAAGTTGATGACTTATTAACATTCTTTAGAAAGAATGATATTATTGTTGCTAAATCCGATCTATATGATATGATTAAGAATCCACCTTTAAATCAAGTTATTGCTAACATTAAAGGTGATGATGTTATTTTTAAAGGTCAAGGCAGCGAATTAGATGTTGATGCCGACCGTTCAGAAAGTGATAAAGTAGTTGACCAAATGGCTAAAAAAGCTATGAAGTAAGTATGATATCAATCACAGAAGTAGCAAGCAAAAAAGTACAACAAACTCTCGCAAAGAGGGGCAAAGGATTAGGAATCAGAATAGGAGTCAAAACGACAGGCTGTTCTGGTTTAGCCTATGTCCTTGAATATGTTGACACCCCCAATCCAGAAGATATTGCAATTGACTGTAATGGGTGCTCATTGTATGTTGATCCAAAAAGCTGCCCATATGTTAAGGGCATGACAATAGACTATGTAAGAAACGGACTTAATGAAGGGTTTGAGTTTAAAAACCCGAACGAACGTGACCGTTGTGGTTGCGGAGAGAGTTTCAGAGTAGTATAATACATGAATGTACAATCCAACCAAATACAAATACGAGCCAGTAAAGCGCATTGACACACCTGAGGGTCGTAGATATGCTACACCCGACGGTGAAAAACTTCCTAGCGTTACAACTATCTTAGAAGCAACGAAGCCTGAAGAGGCAAAGAAAGCATTACAAGAGTGGCGTAATCGTGTAGGTCACAAGCAAGCACAAGCAATTACTACTGAGGCAGCGGGTCGTGGTACTCGTATGCACAAGTGGATCGAAGATTACATTAAAACAGGAGTATTAGGTGTCCCCGGAAGCAATCCATATAGCCAGCAAAGCCATAAAATGGCACAGTCTATCATCTATCAAGGACTCAGTAAATGTAATGAGTATTGGGGAACAGAAGTTCCTCTCTATTTTCCTAAAGTATATGCCGGAACAACTGATCTGGTTGGTGTTCACGATGGTAGCCCTGCTATCATGGATCACAAACAAGCTAACAAGCTAAAGAAAAAAGAGTGGATTTCTGATTACTTTATACAGTTAGCAGCCTATGCTAACGCACACAATGAAGTACACGGAACAGACATTCGTAAGGGTGTTATTTTCATGTGTACAGCAGACAATATCTACCAAGAATTTATCATTGAGGGCACTGAATTCGACCATTGGACTAACGAGTGGTTCAAACGTGTAGAGCAATTCTATATGAAATTTCTATGATGTATTAGGGCACATTTTAGATAAATAAATGTAATATCGTGAAGAATTACATTTATGGCTATAATACAAATCTCTAAACTCCAACAAAGATCCGGTAACCTAGTTGATTTACCTCAATTGGATGAAGGTGAGTTTGGTTGGGCTTCCGACGCTAAAAGACTATTCATCGGTAAAACCACACCCAATGAAAACATTGAAGTTTTAACCTCTTATTCTGATATTAGTTTTAGTCAAATTAATGGTTCAGGTAACACCGAACTTAACCTTGCTAATACAGCTAACGGACAAATTCTAGGACTTGAAGTAGTAGGTCCTAATACTTTTGTTACCAATAAGGGTGGAAATGTAGGCGGGTTAATTGATTTAGGTGACGTTGGTAATGTAAAAATAGGCGGCGGTGCAATTGGTTATATATTAGAAACCGATAGTCTAGGCAATCTTTCATGGACTCCTAAAGGTACAATATACGCTAACATTATAGCCTTGTCTAATGCTACCCCTATTATAATGACAGTGGCTACTAGTACTCCGTACACAAATGCCTCAAAAATTACAATTAGCGGTGTTGAAGGTACATCAAACTCTATTGTAAACAGTAATGATTTTTATGTAAAGTTAGCAAATGATTATCCTACATCAGGTAACGTAGAGTTATATACTGATTTTAGTTTATCGACTGCGGCTGTAGGTACAGGCTTAACATATACTAATTCTCCAAACGGAATCGCAACCAGTAGTTTGTCTGGTTCAGGTGGAACTGTCGCCGGTGGTGCAAATACAACAGTTCAGTTTAACTCAAGCGGTTTAATTGCAGGAGATGCAGACTTTACATTTAATAATACTGGTACAAAACTTCTTACTATCAACGGTAACATAACTACAGGTAATGTTAATTTGTCCGGTACAGCAACAGCACCAAGATTTATAAGTAACGTAGCTACTGGAACTGAACCGATAACAGTTACATCTACCACTCGTGTTTCTAATTTAAATGTTTCATATTCCAATGTTGCTGATTATACTGCGATTACTACAGAATCTACTGGTAATTATTACCTGTCATTTGTAAATGCAATTACAGGCAACGTTCAACAAGCAGGAAATGCATCATATACTGCTAACCTAGCCAATGGATCTATCTCTGCTACTACGTTTGTCGGTACGCTTAGTGGTGCCGCAACAACAGCGGGAACAGTAACAACAGCAGCACAACCAAATATCACTAGTGTTGGCACCTTAACGTCTTTATCAGTATCAGGTAATTTAACAGCAGCCAATATCATGGGTATATTTGCTAACGGAACTACTAACGTAAGTATACCTGCAGTGAACGGTAATGTAAACATTAGCAGTGCAGGCAATGCAAATATTTTTATTGTTACTGGCACAGGCACAAACATTAACGGTACAATAAGCGTTTCGGGCAACGCAAACATTGGTAACATTGGAACTGCTGGTTTAATTACTGCAACAGGAAACATTACAGGTGGCAATTTATCAACCGGTGGTGTCATTAGTGCTTCAGGTAACGCATCTGTCTTAGGTATTAAAACAGACAATTACTACTACGCGAATGGCACACCTATCAGTTTTGCCGGTAGTTATTCTAATAGTAATGTTGCATCATATCTTCCTACATACACAGGTAACATTTCTGCTGGAAATATTAATCTTTCAAATGCAGCAATAGTAAGCGGTAATAACATGACGTTGACAACTGGTGCCAATACTAATGTAGGAACTATAACTGGTAATTGGTCATTGTCTACTGGTTCTAGATTGCAAGCAACGTATGCTGACTTGGCAGAATACTATGAAGCTGACCAAGAGTACGAACCGGGTACAGTAGTTGAGTTTGGTGGCGAAAAGGAAGTTACACTAGCACAAGATGGCACAACAAGAGTTGCTGGTGTAATTACAACAAATCCAGCATACGTAATGAACACTGGATGTCCTGGAATCGCTGTAGCGTTAGCGTTACAAGGACGTGTACCAGTAAAAGTTCGCGGAAAAATACATAAAGGTGATTTAATGGTTTCGGCAGGCAATGGATTTGCTAGACCATGGAATAATGCTCAACCAGGTATGATTATCGGAAAAGCAATACAAAACTTTGAGGGAACCGAAGGCATAATTGAAATTGCCGTAGGTAGATTATAAAAAGGAATAATAAAATGGCATCAGCAATTTATACAGCAAACGCAACTAGTCAGTTAACAGCCGTAGCAACGACAGATAAAGTTCGTATTGCTACAACAACTTCAGCAATAGCAATAGCAGTGGGTGATGCTAATGTTACTGCAAACTTAACAGCATGTGAAATCATACCTGCTAATACAGTTGACAACAACTTTATAGTAGGGCAAGGAAATTATATTGCATTTATTAATGTAGCCGGTACTGCAGGAGCATTTAGTGTTACTAGCTTAGGTGCACCTACCAATAATTAAGCGAATATAGATAAATACTTTATAACATTCTCATAGGGAGAATTTATGCAGTAACCCACTGCGTAGCGGCTAGAACCCGCAAACATTTAAAGGAAAAACAAATGGGAAATGCATTAAAGATTAGAAAATATCAAGGGGGCCAAGTTGTAGATCAGGGTTTCCCTAACGATGGTAGTACAAACAATGGTTATGATGATAATCAACCCGGTATCGTAGGCGGTATCTACGAAGATAGCGATATGATCCGTTGTGATGCAGCGGTATTAGTAAAAGGTTTGGGAACTATTACTGCTACTACTAGCAGCACTACTGTTACTGGAACAGGAACTCACTTTACTACAGACGGAATTAACACCGGTAGCTCACAGATTTGGGTAGATGATGGTGCAGGCGGATATACTTCACTTGGTATTATCGATAGCATAACAGATGACGGTGAAGTAGAATTAGGTGACCCTTCTGCTGTAGATGTTACTGACAGCGCATGGTATTACACTGCTACAAGCAATGCATCTATTGTACGTCAAAAAGGTTCTAGAAAATTCTTAGTTGCTAGTACTAATAATAACATTCAAGATGAATCCATTGCTGCTGGTCAAGCATACATGATTGCTGACGTTGGTGATACTGATTGGGTAGCATTAGGTGCTGACGCAACTGCTGGACAATATGATATCTTTACAGCAACTAAAGACGGTACAGGTCTTACAACAAACGGTTATGTATGGCCAGTTGCTACATGTTTGTTAGTAAACTTAAACAGCCCGACAGAGCCTAACACAATGAGTGTTGCAATTTATGATGATGGTGACACATACTATGCAAGTCGCTTGAAGAACAAATTCAGTACAAACTTTGAAACACCATATGACAATTGCAATGAAGGTGTAACATACTCAGCTACATTCTTTAACGACGGTGGTAATACTATCCCTGACCCAGCAGCTACAAATGATTTAGTTTATACTCTAGCTGGCACAGAGAACTGGTGTTAATATTGAGTTAAATCAAATAACACTCAAAAGAAAAAGCGGCTTATGCCGCTTTTCCATTAAATATCTGCATGATTAAATTTAGACATCCTGATACATTAGGCCATCTCAAAGAAGACTGGATTGAAACATATCGTACTTTTAGTAACAATAGTTACTATGACCCTAACTATATCCATTTCAGCGATTTAGAAGTTATCAACGATGATAGAGTTCAGCCCAGAAACTGTGTGCCCATTCATCAACATTGTGATATGGAAATTTTAGGATACATTATCGATGGTCCTTGCTATCACAATGACAATTTACACAACTACGGGGAAGTACCTAGTGGGTGTGTACAGCGCATGAGCAGTGGAACTGGCATATGGCACACTGAAGGCAATCTATCAGATAAGCCTATTCGTTATCTACAGATATGGTTACGTCCTAACAAACATAACTTTGCTCCTCAATATGATGTGATGCAGTTCACTAGAGAAGATAAACTAGACAAGTTCTGTCCTATTGCTAGCGAGAATGGTCCTATATACATCAATAGTGATGCTAAAGTGTTTGCAGGCATCTTTACAAAGAATCATACGTTACATTTGAATAGTAATCGCAGATATTATATGTATATTATATCAGGAACTGCTACTATTAACGGTATAGAAAGCCCTACGTTAGGTGGTTTTGCTATTGAAAACGAAAACATAGTAGAAATAACAAATCCTGATAACTCTGAGATACTGCTTTTTGACCTTCGTTGATAAATATATCATATGCTCCTAATGATGGGAGTTTATGCGGTCCCCGCCGCGTAGTGGAATAGAACCCACATATCAATAAGGAGAAACAAATGGGACGCCCTCTAAAAATATCTAAGGCTCAGGCAGTCTTAACAATCACAGGTACTAATGGAACAACAGAAGAAGTAACCGTATCACAGACATTATCAACATTAGGTATTATTGCAGGTATGTCAGTTGTACCAGCAACAACTACAGGTGGATTAACAGGTGGAACAACATATTGGATATTAAAAATAACCGGAGCAAGCACATTTACTGTTTCAGCTACTCCATTAAACGCTAACCCAACATTTACCCCAGTAAATCTTTCTACTACAACAAGTACAACAGTAGCAGCTACCGTTGGATTAGTTGACAGTGGATTTAGTAACCCTGATGGTTCTAACACAGCAACAAACAGCACAAGCTACGGTGTAGTTGGTGGCAATACAGCATTTTATGGTTCACAAACACTATGTCAAGTTGCTATTGGTCAAGTGGGTGTAGGTACAATGTACGGTGATCCTGGTAACTTAAATGTTTACGGTCAGGGTACTGACTTCTCTAATACGTTATCAGTTGGCTCAGCACTACAAGTAGCTGTAGCTAATATCAATGGCAGCACAGATTATGTTGATGTTGGATTTGTTGATACTGTTACAGGTTATATTACAGTTGCTGTTGCTAACACAAGTGCTACAGGAAATGTTATTGGTACTTCTGGCAACGCACAAACATTGTTTGTTGGTGCGCCAGTGACATTCGACGCGAACACAGGTGGTCTAGTAGCAGGTGTAACATACTTTGTTAAAACTATTGCTAACGCAGCAGCCTTTACGGTATCTAATACACAATACGGACCAACAAGAGCGTTAACTACTGGAACCACCGCAGCTAATGCTACAATTGATGTAGTAGTTTTAGATACAGAACCTCCGATAACTTTTACTAATGCAAATTACATATTTGCTGATAATGAGCCAGGCTATATTGTTCGTCAAAAGGGCAAAACAAAATACTTGGCTACAGGTTCTACTACAGGATTAACAGCACAATGTTATACAGCTAATGTTGCTAATACTGCACTAACACCTAACACAATGAACATCATTGGTACATATGCAAATTCAGCTACTGTATATATCCAGTCATTGAATGATTATCAATCACAAGTGTTCTATAATACAAATGATGCAAATGCTAACCCAGATATCATTGCAACATTTGGTACAGCTTATGCAGCTAATACGTATCCAGGTACAAACCCAATCGATGGTCAAGTATCTAACGTATCCGGACAACCTAACCCAATCGTAACTATTAACAACGCTTAATCATGTCTAATACCAGAACAATAAAACTTAATCAAAAAACCGAGACTGACATAGCAATACTTGAAGTCAAGGTTGAGAATATTGAACAGGATGTGTCTGAGATCAAAGAGAACATAAAAATTCTCTCTGAGTCTATGAATAAAAAGACTGAAGACACTCACCAACTACTAAAGGGAATGTCAGATGCCGCTGCGACAGCACACAAAGCATTGGACGCTAAGATATCTGCTTTAGAAAAATGGCGATGGATGATGATGGGAGCAGGTGTAGTTATAGGATCGTTAGGATTCGAAACACTAGCAAAATTTCTAAAATAAAAATAGGGGACTTAGGTCCCCTTATTCATTAGTGCTTGTAATTTTTCTTGTACAACATCAATGTTGACTGTGCTAAACAATCCAGGATGCAATGGCTTGGGGTATTGATGATCTCCTACCCAAGCATACCCGCAATGTTCTTCATTGAGTTTTGGAGTAAATTCATCTTCAACTGCACAGAAAAAAGTATGGTATACAAAACTATGATTTTTGAATTTTTGAATAGGAACTAATTTTGTATTTTCAGGAAAGCCACCTATTTCCTCTGTGCATTCACGCATAACACCTTCAAGCAGTGTTTCGTTTTCTTCTAACTTTCCACCGGGTATACCCCACGTGCCCGGATTTTTAGTATCCGTTCGTAGAAGATATAAAAAACGGTTAGTATTCTTACTGTAAAAGAAAACACCGGCAGCAACGTTGTTCATACTAAATGATAGCACGAAATCTGTTAGATTACAATACTGTAGTCGCCCTGATCGTACCAACCTTCCACGGATTTCATCCATATATTTTCAGTATTCATATAGCGATATTGGACGTTGGTCGTTAAGTTCGTAACGTATTGGACAGACGTTGCAGCCTGAGAATCAAACGATACTACCCATTTACCTAACCCAGCATTGTACTGAATAATATCATTAGCGTTTGCAACTAAATCTCCCCATGATGTAGTGGTGTCTCCATCATGACCTACACTTTCTACTATCAAATATCTTCTATTTGGGACAGGTCCTGGTAAGCCTGCATTTGGACCTGTAATCAAGGGATTGATAACGCTATCAACTGGAGCTAATGTATTTTGTGGTAATGTGTCAGGGTCGATGTTATAGATTAACAATCTATCATCAACTGGGTTCGGAACAATCGTACCTACAATTTCTGTATCCATGTATGGATTCTGTAACCATATCTGGCTAATACCGGGTCTTAGTGTGCCGTATACGTTCAACAAACTAGACCAATACAAGCTAGTGTTTGGTGCAGGAGGTAGATTCAAATCTGTGTTAGGAGGGTTAAAAGTTTCATTCGCTGGTAGTAATTGTAGGTTGTTTCCTATCAACAATACTTTGTATCCATAAGGTGTAATTTTCTGTCTAGTACCTAACAATAAATCGTCATCTTGAATATCAGTTAGTGCATTACCTTTAAAGATACTTGCAATGATTTTCTCAATAACACCAAACTTCTTGAGTTTAGCAGCGTTACTAATCCATATAGGCATATAGAACTTCCAACTCATTACGTCAATTGGATTACCTGTACCTTGGGGAATGGTTCTGCTACTAAATGTTAATCCATCCTGATATACAACACTCAACGAAGTCCAATCAATAAAGTTATCAGTAGATTGAATTTCTAATGATGGGTTAAACAATGTTCCCAATTGTTCAATCAATTCTAATTTTTGATTGTAGTTTGTTGTCCAAAAATCTACAGTAACACGCAACGTATAGGGAACAGGCATTAATCTTTCAACTGTAAATGCTTGACCTTGAACTTGTTCATATGTTTGTGTTTCACTATTATATGTACGTTGTCGAACACTTATTCTATCAACGAACGTAGGATCTTGTGTTCTACGTTGGTCATATTCTAAACCACTAATGTAAAACGTAATCAACGGTGCTGAAGGTAAATTACTGGAACTGTTATTAGCAATAATAGTGCTAGCTTGTCTACTAGAATCTCCATACATTACAGGTACGCGAACTAATATATCGTTGCCGTTAGGATCTTTACCCTTAGTAACATACCAGTTACTAAAAATTTTTGCAAACTGTATTAAGAATCTGCGTACCTGATTATCATAGAAGAAGGCGGCCAAAACTGTTGTCCTTGTATAAATAAGTGTAGTTCGCGGCGGGCAGGCCCAACTACTCTAACGCTATAAAGGAGCATCAGCATGACTATTTATCTTTACAAAAAGACACACCGAATTACCGGATTGATGTATTTAGGTAAAACTACAGCAAATGATCCACATGCTTATTCTGGATCTGGAAAATACTGGAAAGCACATTTGAAAAAACATGGTTTCAATTATGATACCGAGATTCTACGAGAATGTTCCACACCAGATGAGGTAAAATATTGGGGTGAATACTATAGTCAGTTGTGGGAAATAGTTGATAGTAATAAATGGGCTAACCTAAAGCCTGAAACCGGAGATGGTGGTGATCCCGGACCAGACGGCCGTAAGAAAATAGCAGAAGCTCAAACGGGTAGAAAACACTCTCCTGAAGAAAATGCAAATAAGAGTAAGCGTCAGAAAGGTATAAAAAGGTCTCCTGAATATCTTGCTAAGAAGGTTGGTTTAAAATATAAAAAACCTAAAGCAAGAACTAAGCCCAATAAAAATAAGGGGCGTCCACTTCCACAGGAATGGATTGATAAAAGCGCAAAAACCCGAACGGGGATGAAGTATGAGATTGTGGAATGTCCACATTGTGGTAAGAAGGGCGGATCATCTACGATGCCAAGATGGCATTTTAACAATTGTAAGTTAAAATAATATTAAATTACTGGTGGTAGAGTGTCTGGTGTTATAGAAAGTATAGATGACAATGGTTGACTTTGGGATACAGTTGTTCCATCTGTCAATACTGTTACGTTACTGTTATTTATGAAGCTAGATTGCTGTGACAAATCTCCTGCTGTCATTCCTGTTTCTGTTCTGACATTCTCACTGATTCTAACCCACAATCTACCGTCCCAACGATACAATATTTGAGGCATGTAGTCAATACGTAAGAAATAATCACCAACTTGTGGATTTTGTGGGAAACTAATACCTGCACCTGTTGGATACCCGTTTGGTGCTGTGCCATCACCTGTCATGTAACCCATACTGTAACCAAAGCTACGAGGGCTTGAACGACCGATATATTGGAATCTCGGATCACAATCAGCACGATAGTCCATTGTATTAGGACCATATGGTTCTGTGCCAGTGAAGCCAGTTGCGTCAGGATCTTGGTCAGCAGTAGCATATGTGTTATCAGCAGTACCGAATGGACCAGTAACTGGACCAAACGATTGAACAGCTAACACACGATCTCCTTCAACTGGACCTGAACCACTACCTATCATTTCTGGTGCAAGTGTGACTATTTCTAAATTTGTTTGCTGGAACTTACCTAAAGGCATATCTAGCATATCAGCAGTCATGTCCCAAATGCTCTTGGCAACTTCTTTAGAAACTCTTAATACAGGACTTGCATTTTTATATTTAGGATTACGCATATACGCAATCGTGCCTGTCATTATAGGTGCTGAATCATTAGTTGCGATAACACTAATAGGAGGCGCAGGTTGATTTAGTTTACCTGATAATGCTGTATTAGATTGATATTCTCCGTATGTAGGTACAATATATAGATTACTTTGATCGTATCCTGATTTAGGTACTAATCGTCTTGCTTCTTCAAGTATAGCATTATTGATATTGATATTCTTATTATATGTAGATAATATATCAGCTAAACTACCATCAACAATTTCTCTCCAATATAATTCATTAGGGGGAGTTACTCCTATTGGAACTTCTTGTAATGATTCGTAAATCTTGTCACCGAAGTTAATAGTATATCCTGGAGGATAAACTCTACCATCTTCCCAGTTACCTAAATAATTATCCTGATTATTAGGTTGTTTGAGAATGTCATCAAATTCTTGACTATTAACTAATGGCTCACATTTAATACGCCATAAATGAGGGAACCATGTTTGACTAAATCCTTCTGACGCATAATTAGCGTCAGTAATTTGCATAAATCGTTTTAATGCATATTGGATACTTTCATCCAATGGATTATAATCTATTAAGTGCGGTAATTCGATTACATCACCAACCATTAACTTACGACCGATTAACTCAATCATATCGTTATAATGGACAGTAATAAAGATAATGTCGTTGTTTAAGAATAAACCAAATTGGCTTAAATCAAAATCTAAGTTTTGTACATTATAATGCCCACGAAGTCTGTATATGTTTTTGTCATATACCCTATCCCTATTCTCTAAAAATAGTAAATCTTGTATATTTGTAGGACTTAAATCAGCATATTGTGGCTGAGTATAATCAGTTGAGGGTGTTGTTTTAGGACCCATGTATTTGTGAACATAAAGATCCGTTCCACCCGCGGTTAACTGTTCGGAAACAATTCTATCCAAGAAATTGTAGTCATTAGTTTTATTTGGGCGGTATAGACTTAAACGTGGCATATTTTTGTACTCTAATCATTTATTTATCGCAAAAGTATTACCTTTTTAAACTTGACAGTAATTGGGCAATGATATATAATAACGTTATTCTTTCATAGGAGCATTCATGGCTACACGCAAACCCAAAAAGACCGGTGACCACTTCGTTAAATCACTGAATCCTAGGGATCCCGACACAAAATACATGGGCGAAGAGCCCTATTTTGCGTTGCAACCTGATACTGACTATCGCGGAATTGCACTTGCGCGGAGTTTTAACTGGTATAACCGTTTCTATGGCAAGAAAGACGCTAAGGAACTGTTGGCACAATATTGTGAACATCACGACCGAGCCAATGAAGCTAAAGCATTGCGTAAAGTCGATGACAAAGAATTTTTGATGACACTATGCTGGTTGTCTCGCATGTCTATTCGCGGTCTTGAATTGACAGAACATGAGGAAGCAACAGTAGAAAATGAAATTTCTCGGTTGCTAAAACTAACAGCGAAACCTGCAGTTGTTGAAAAAGAGGAAGAAAAGCCTGTAAGCAATCGACCTAATGTGCAGGAAATCATGCGTGACAAAGCACGTGAGGCTGCAGGTGAACTTGAAGGCATGTTCGATGAATACTTCCTTGAAGGTAAGACTACACAAAAAACAGTTGATATCGTTGCACGATTCAATGTATTGCCCCAGCACATTCCACTGATTGTTGAATTCTGGAAGCGCAAGCAATCAGAATTTGAATTGCTTAGTAACGGTGACAAAGAAGTCAAAGATGGTTACCGTGACATGGGTAAGATTCAGATTCGCAACCTGCTCAAATTTATTGAACAAGTGCTCGGTGAACTGAACAGTTATATCAGTATCAAAAAGGCAGCTAAAGCACCTCGCAAGAAAAAAGCTGTGCCTATCGAGAAGGTCGTCGCAAAACTCAAGTACCTCAAAGAATTCAAAGACCCTGCAAATAAGTTGGATCTTGTCAGTGTGCATCCTACTAAGTTGCATGGTGCAAGCGAAGCGTGGGTATATGATACTGCAAAGCGCAAACTGCATCATTATATTGCAGACGAATACTCTAAAACTTTCACAGTCAAGGGTAACACAATTCTAGGCTTTGACAGTAACAAGAGTGAGATTAAAACACTGCGTAAGCCAGGCGAACAAATCAAAGAAGTCATGGGCAGTAAGCCCGCGGCACGAAAATTCTTTGACAGTATCAAGGCAGTTGCGACTCAACCTAACGGTCGCTTTAACGAAAACATGATTATTCTAAAGGCATTCTAATATGATTACAGGAGTAAAATGGTTTACAGGTAGAACCTGTATTGGTATTGTGCAAATCGTACAAGACCATGAAAAAGAAGATTACCGTCAGACAGGCGTTGCGAACTTCAAATACTATATTGATGTTGTAGCAGGTCGTGACGAACACGAAGATGCACAACACATTGCTGAATATGGCGCACCTTTTGACAAAGTTGCAGGTGACGCACTGTTCAATGTGATTAATGATTAAAGGAAAAATATGACACAACAAATTGATTTAAACAAATACAAGGACTTTGTCCAAGCAGTTACCAGTGAGGCAAGTAACGACACAGGTGCATTTATTGCCCGTGTACTTGAACTACAAGAGCAGAATTTGAATGTCCCATTGCTTGCTACAGCAGGTATCGGTCTAGCAAGTGAGGGCGGCGAGTTTAACGAAATCGTTAAAAAGATTATGTTCCAAGGTAAGCCCTTCAATGAAGATAATCGTTTTCATATGAAGCGTGAACTCGGTGATATCTTTTGGTACTGGACTAATGCTTGCAGGGCACTTGGATACGACCCCAATGATGTGATTGCTGAAAATGTTTCCAAGCTAGAATCACGATACCCGGGCGGACACTTTGATGCATTCTACAGTGAGAACCGAAAAGAGGGTGACCTATGAAAGACCAACAACATCTTCTATATAAAATAGGAGATGTTATGGTACCGCATTTTGCTTACCAAGAATTTGGTGTGAGGGGTGTAGGTACGACCCGTACCCCTATAATTTCTATGGACAACTATATTGACCATAGCATGGATTCTGAATTGCATATTGAATGCTGTCAGGGTTTAGCACTGAGCAACGATTACAAAATGGGAATGGTCTACGGAGACATTCCACCGGAAGAAGAAAAGAAGTATAATAATCATGGATGCTGGTCTGACACTTTAAAAAATCTTTCTGAAATAGATCCTTCCGGAGTGCATAAAAAAGCTATACTAGAGTTAATAGAAAAAGCACCTGAAGGGCAAAAAATGCAAGTGGCATATAAGTATGCGTATTTTGCATTGGGATCGGTCATACCATGGTTCTTTGCATTATATTTAAAACATAGCGAATTTCGAAACAAAACAAAAGACAACGATAATTGGACTGAAGCAAGTAAACATTTTCCTAAATTACTTGAATACATAAAAACCCTTCCCTTTAAAAATATAGGCAGGGTCATGTTTTTCACGACTTATCCAAACGCTGGGGTGACTATTCATAGAGATAGTGTAGTTGCAGAACATAGCGACCACAATATTAATCTGTTCTTTGACGGTGGATGGCGCCCAAGTTTTATATGGGACGAAAAAACAAAAGAAAAATACTATCTTCCTAATGGTGCTAAAAGTTATTTCTTCAACAACAGAGATTATCATGGTGTAGATCCTGAACCAGTATTCCGATATACATTAAGAATCGACGGAACTTTTACAGAAGAACTATGTGAAAAGCTAGGTCTTGAAGATGGATACACTTGGAAATGGTCCTATGATAAGAGTTAACATTGAATTATAATCCTCCCCCGAGATATGGCTATACTCCCAGAAAGGTAATAATACATCCTTGGGAGAAATGGTTTGCATGGTATCCTGTAAAAGTTCATGGAAAACGAACGTGGCTAAAGACAGTATACCGCCGTTGTATCAATATATATGTTGATATGGATGATTGGAAAAGATACGAATACGGGACTGTATTTGATATATTGAAAGACTGATTACCTGATAAATACTACATTATCGGGTAATCTCTATGACCACAGCAACAAATCAAACAGCTAGTATTTTAGCAACTCCGTCTAATCTAACACTAGACGAATTGAAACAAGCACTGTTTCAAAACTTGAAATATCGTTTAGGCGATGGAATTATTGACCTAGAATTAGATCCTCAGCACTTTGAGGCTGCGTATAACTATGCAATCAAAATCTATCGCCAAAGAGCGCAAAACGCTACGGCTGAATCCTACACATTAATGACAGTCATTAAGAATGTTGACACTTATACATTGCCTCAAGAATTCATTAATGTTCGTTCAGTTTTCAGACGAACAGTTGGTTTTGAAACAGGTCCAAGTTCTACAAGTTTTGACCCATTCTCAAGTGCGATTCTAAACACATACCTATTGAATTACAACTATACAGGTGGTATGGCGACATATGACTTCTATGCTGGTTATGTCGAGTTGGCTGCTCGTATGTTCGGTGGTTATGTCATTTATACATTCGATCCTGTCACAAAGGTATTGAGATTAGTTCGTGACTTCAAGGGTTCTGGTGAAAGAATTCTTATTTGGGCTGATGTTCAACGTCCTGAAACAGTGTTGTTACAAGATCCAGGTGCAGGTGTTTGGATTGGTGACTTTACTTTAGCCGTATTGAAGGGTATCATCGGTGAGGCACGTGAGAAGTTTGGTAGCATTGCAGGGCCAGGCGGTGGCACAACATTAAATGGTACAGCAATGAAGAACGAAAGTAGAGAATTGCAAGCACAACTAATTGACGAACTCAAGCGTTATGTTGATTACAGTCAACCATTAACATGGGTACAAGGATAACATGAGAATAAGCGAGATACTTTTTGAAGATACTGGTCATAATATATTATGGCACGGAACCTCAGAATCAATTGAAACTATAAAAAAACATGGCTTGAAAGCTGGCAGACAACACTCAGTATTTTTGACTGATAATCCCGACCTTGCGTTAGAATATGCTGAGTCTGACCAAGAAAGAACTGGTTATGACAACATTACCTTAGTGACGGTAGACCTCAACAAATTAGATAAATCAAAATTGATGGGCGACATAGATCACACTACGGAAGAAAATTGGATAGAAAGTCTTAGAGAAACAGACCAATGTATGTACATGGGTGATATTCTTCCAAACATGATTTTAAAATTAGAAGATTATTCCGATTAACCTAAACACTTTCTTTCGTCATGCTCCTGTCATAGAATAAGTATCTCTGACAGGAGTTTCCACATGATTTTAGGCGTAACCGGCTTTATTGGGTCTGGCAAAGATACTGTTGCTGATTATCTTTGCACATTCCATGGTTTTAAAAGAGTAAGTTTTGCAGCGTCATTGAAAGACGCAGTTAGTTCAGTTTTCGGATGGGACCGAGAACTATTAGAAGGATCTACTAAGACAAGTAGAGAATGGCGAGAACAAAAGGACGAATGGTGGAGTAATCGTCTAGGTATGGAAATCACACCGCGTTGGGTATTGCAGTACTGGGGAACAGATGTACTACGTAACAACTTCCATAGTGATATTTGGGTTGCAAGTGTAGAGAACAAATTACGCCAAGCTAAAGATAATATTGTTATTACAGACTGTCGTTTTGCTAATGAAGTCAATGCTATCAAGTCAGTGGGCGGTACTACAATGCGAATCTCTAGGGGTCCTAAACCTGACTGGTACGAATATGCCGTATCATACAATAAGGGTGAGTGGGGTAATATGACTTGGGCAATCAGTAAAGAAAACTTGATTCGTTTGGGCGTACACGCAAGTGAATATTCTAGCGTGGGATTACAGTATGACCACTATATTGAAAACGACGGAACCATTGATGACTTGCATCAAAAAATCAAATCAATAGTCAACTTGTAAATCTCCGCGTTTCCAGTTAACTTCTTTTTGCTTAACTACTTCTACACAATTTAAGCATATGCTTCTGAGGTTGGCTGGTGTAGCATTTTCTAAGTCTCCGTCAATATAGAACACTGCTATCTGCGAGGAGAATAAACTTTTGAAACCACATAAGTCACATGTGGTTTTCTTTTTGTATCCATTTTTAGACCAATTGGGTTTTCTAGGTTTAAGTTTATTTTTCTTTCTACCGCATTCATCACACATGCTTCTGTAATGTGTTACACCATCACGCTTATAATTAACAGCACGGTAGTTTTTGTTACACACAGGACATATAGGACGCTTTAAACTCATACTGTATTTAGTATCACCTTCGAAGGCACGACTAAACCGTCTTTTTTGATTTTTTTAATAAATACTTTTATGCATTTTTAGGTGGTAAACCTCATAATTTTACATAAAGGAAAAACAAAATGGCATTAACATCTCCAGGCGTAGAAGTATCAATCATTGACCAAAGTCAATATCTTCCAGCCCCAGTCAACTCCGTCCCATTTGTACTTCTAGCAACAGCACAGAATAAAGCTAATGCTGCTGGTACAGGTGTTGCTCAAGCTACAACAGCAGCCAATGCAGGAAAATTATATCAAGTAACAAGTCAGCGTGATTTGGTTGATTTGTATGGAACTCCGTTCTTCTATACTACAACCAATGGTACACCTATTCAAGGTTATGAATTAAATGAATATGGTCTATTAGCAGCTTACAGTGTTTTAGGTGTAACCAATCGTTGCTACGTTTTACGTGCTGACATTGATTTAGCAAGTTTAGTAGGTCAAGTTGGTCGTCCAGTCGGTACACCATCTAATGGCACATATTGGTTAGACACTACAACTAGCACATGGGGTATCTATGAATTCAATGCTACAACTGGTACATTTGAATTACAAACACCGATCGTTATCACTATGGCTAGTGATATGTCAGGTGGCCTTCCTCTAGCAAGTATCGGAAACATAGGTGACTATGCTGTAAATGCTTTAGAAGTTACTACAGAACCTAATGGTGCTAACAGAACATACTATTACAAAACTACAACAAACACATGGGTCGTACTTGGTTCTAACTCATGGAGAAATGATGTTCCAACAGTTCAAGGTGGAACATCAAATCCTACATTGAATCCCGGTGATACATTTGATATTGATATGTCAGGTTTATACACTGCAACTATCACAGTAGGTGCTGATGCTGAAAGTGTTGTAACAGCAATTAATAATTTAGGATGGACATCTCTATCAGCAGAAGTTAGAAATGGTAAATTATGTATTTTTTCTAGTCAAATACTTACATCCGGAGTTTCTAACGGAAACGTTAATCTTTCTGATGTTTCAGGAACAGCATTAACTGATTTAGGTATAACAGCTGGAACTTACTATCAACCTTTACTAAGTTACGGTACAGCAGCACAAATGCCATTATGGACCACTGGTCAATCACAACCTCGCCCAACTGGATCAGTATGGGTTAAAGTTGGCGCTGCAGGCAATGGTTTAAATCCAAAAATGTCGGTATTCAATGGTACTACCCAAACTTGGAATTTAAAGAATGTTACATTAGCTACTAGCGATGCCGGTGCAATTAACGACTTAGATGCTACAGGTGGCCAGGCTATTCCTGCAGGAACAATTTACGGACAATATTTTTACAATGGTACTGCTAGAACAGCACCTGTATATTTCTGGGAACGAATCGCTACCGGAGCTACAGTTGTAACAGGAACAACAACTAATCCAGCGTTTGATGCTGCTCCTGATACTGTTTCGTATTACATGAATGTTTATGTTTCAGTGCCAGGTTCTTCAACATTATCCGGACCATACAATTTTACATTAGCCGATAACAGCGATGCTACTGATTTTGTAACAGCATGGGCAGCAGCAAATATTCCTTACACAACTGCAACAGTAACTACAAACGGTTCTATACAATTAACACACACAACTGGTGGCGTAATTATGATGGATGATACTGTTGATAGTAGTTTTGTTTCAACTAACGTGTCATCTGGATTAATAACCGAAGCAGGTTTTATAGTAGGTGACACTGGAGTAAGATACGGTTCAGGATCTACAGCAGCATTTACTGGCATTGTTCAGGATAGTACTAGCGGTGTCGGATCTTCTGCTACATTTAACATTCTTAACTCATATGGTAGTTATATTGTAAACGGAACAGGAATCGGCGACGGTGGTTCTGGTTACGTTATAGGTGATACTGTAACGATTAGCGGAGCAGATTTAGGCGGAACAACTCCCGCAAATGATTTAGTCTTACAAGTAACAGCAGTAAGTGCCGGCGCTGCAACAGCAGTCACATATATTTCAGGCGAACCTTCAGCGGTATACTTAACTCAATTAAGTAATTGGGTAGAGATGACATACACTGCAAACGAAGGCGCTCCTGGTGTAGCTCCAGCTAATAACACAAACTGGTTCTATAGTGTTGTTGACCAAGTTGATATTATGGTTAACTACAACGGTGCTTGGTATGGTTATGGTAACAGAAACTATGATAGTAGCGGTTTCCCAACAGCAACTGGTACAAACTTAACTGATCCTAACGGACCTATCGTAAGCGCATCTGAGCCTACAACACAGTCTGATGGTACACAATTAGAATACGGTGATTTATGGATCAACACCAGTGACTTAGAAAATTACCCTGTAATCAGTCGTTGGCAGTCAGTCAGCGGTGTAAATCAGTGGGTCTTAATTGACAATACTGACAACACTGGGTCAACAGGTATTGTATTTGCCGATGCACGTTGGTCTAGCAATCAAAATAGCATTAGCCCAATCGATGATCCTATCCCAACAATTGTTAGCTTGTTAACAAGCAACAACGTTGATTTAGACGCACCTGAGCCAACATTATATCCATCTGGTATGTTGTTATTCAACACACGCCGTTCAGGTTATAACGTAAAGCAATACAGATCCAACTATTTTAACATAGATAGTTTCCCTAACTCTGTATTACCAACTTATACTGATACATGGGTGACAGTAAGCGGTAATATGACAAATGGCGCTCCATACATGGGCCGTCAAGCTCAACGTGCTATGGTTGTTCAAGCATTGAAGGCAGCTATCGTTACAAATACAGCTATCCGTGACGAAGATAACTTCTTCAACTTAATGGCTACACCTAACTACCCTGAACTACAACCAGATATGATTGAGTTGAACGGTGCTCGTGGTGAAACTTGCTATATCTTAGGTGACACACCAATGAGATTAGCTGATAGCGGTACAGCAATTCAAAATTGGGCCACTAACGCAGCAGGTGCATCTAGCACAGGTGAAGAAGGTCTAGTAACACGCAATACATACATGGGTCTATTCTACCCAAGTGGTCTTGCTACAGACTTGTCAGGTAACTCAGTTGCTGTTCCTGCATCACACATGATGTTACGCACATTTGTCAGAAATGACACAATTGCTTATCCTTGGTTAGCAGCAGCAGGCACTCGCCGCGGTAACATTGACAATGCATCTAGCATTGGTTATGTAGATAGTGCAACAGGTGAGTTTGTTTCTATTAAGACACGTATTGGTATACGTGATATCTTATATACTAACTTCATCAACCCATTAGTATTCTTCACTGGTGTTGGCTTGTTGAACTATGGTAACAAGACAAGTTTCAATAGTCAATCTGCATTAGATAGAACAAACGTTGCACGATTAATTGCTTACATACGTAGACAGTTAACATTAGCTGCTCGTCCGTTTGTATTCGAGCCTAACGATGCGTTGACACGTAAAGAAATCTCTGGTGTTGTAGAAACATTGATGATTGATTTAGTTGCTAAACGCGGCTTGTACGACTATCTAGTTGTTTGTGACGAAAGTAACAACACTCCAGCTAGAATTGACAGAAATGAACTATGGATTGACGTTGCAGTTGAGCCTGTCAAGGCAGCTGAATTCATCTATATCCCAGTTCGTATTTTGAATACAGGTGAATTGGCAGCAGTTTAATAATTGAAAGCCCCCGAAAGGGGGCATCAGTTAAAGAGATAAATAAGATTATAGGAGAAACGAAATGGCAACAGCCTCTCAATCATTGTTCAACATGACCGTAGCATCAGATAACGCTGGTGGTAACCAAGGTTTGTTGATGCCCAAATTACAATACCGTTTCAGAGTCAACTTTTTGAATTTAGGTATTGGAAACACAATCGAACTAACAAAGCAAGTTATTGATATCAATCGCCCACAAGTTAGTTTCGGTGAAATTAGTATTCCCGTATACAACTCTACAATGTATCTAGCTGGTCGCCATGAGTGGACAGCATTGACAGTTAACATTAGAGATGATGCAGGTGGACAAGTTTCTAAGTTAGTTGGTCAACAACTACAGAAACAATTAGACTTTGTTGAGCAAGCATCAGCAGCTACTGGCCAAGATTACAAATTCCAGACAAACATTGAAATCTTAGACGGTGGTAACGGTACAGCAGTTCCTACAGTATTAGAAACTTGGGAATGCTATGGATGCTTCATCCAAGCAGCTAATTACAATACATTAAATTATGGAACTAACGATGTTGTAACAATTTCTTTGACAATTCGTTACGATAATGCAGTTCAGTCACCATTGAGTTCTGGTGTAGGAACAAGTGTAGGTCGTGCATTAAGTGGAGCTACTGGTTCTACAACAGGTATCGGTTCTAACCAAGCTGCTTAAATTTAAATTATGAGTTTAGGTAACTGGGCACAAAACCAATTACGTGACGCTGCCGGAGCTTTCTTCGGCAGCGATTACCTTCGTGATTATACCCATGCAGCGCAAACTTTTAGAAGCAATTCTTATCAGTATGCACCTAAACTCAAATTTTTATTTCACGTTGTATTTGATATTAATCCTGAAGTTACTACATTTTCTAATATAGGGACAACAAATAATTTGTCTCTCACTGTTAAAAGTGCAGCATTGCCTAACTTTACACTAGAAACACACCAAATGAATCAGTACAATCGTAAAAGAATTGTACAAACAAAAATTAAGTATGATCCAATAGATATCACGTTCCATGATGACAATGGAAACTTAGCAAGAAATCTATGGTATAGTTACTATTCATATTATTACAATGATCCCAATAGACCAGTTAATATATCAGCCGGAAGATCATTGGGTGAGCCTACTAAAGTTATTCCAAACAATGGAAAATTAGTTAAAGATTATTCTAAAAGAACCCAATATGCTACACCTCAAGAAATTGAAGGTGACAATTCTTGGGGCTATATCGGCGAGACTGCTAGAAGCATTAATAGCAATACCGCAACATCGACCGGAGAAACAAAACCTCCTTTCTTTAGAAATATAACTATATTTGGTTTTAATCAACATAAATTTTCTGCTTATACATTAGTAAATCCCATCATTACTAGATACTCACACGACCAATATAATTATAGTGAAGGTCAAGGTGTAATGGAAAATAAAATGACAGTTGATTATGAAACTGTCAAATATTTTGACGGTGCAATCAATGGTAGAAATCCAAGCGACATTATTACAACATTCGGTAATCTTGGATTGTATGACAGAACATTGAGTCCTATAGCAAGACCTGGTTCTCAATCAACGATATTAGGTCAAGGTGGATTAGTAGATGCTGCTAATGGTATATTACAAGATTTGACTCCCGATGAAAATGGTAACATAAATCCAATAGCCGCAATACAGAAAGCTGGTACTGCATATAACACTTTCAAGAACCTTAATATTAAAAATGTTGCAAGTCAAGAACTTAAAGCAGGTGTGTATAATTCAGTATTAAATACTCCAAATAGAAATAATTTATTCCAGTTCCCTGTAACAGGTCAAACACCTGGACCAGGACAAGCTGGGCAAACAACAGGTAGATCAAGTCCTCCTCCGGTAAGAGATTAAAAATATTATGCCAAAAATTATAGATTCAAGATCAGGTTTAGACCAAACAATAAGAATATTTGACGATTTTTATTCAATAGACTTGGTCGTTAATCCTAGTGAGTATGATGTAGTTAATGGATACTTCAGATCAGTGTGTGCAACTAATCAAATTGCCAACAACTTTACCGCGTTTCTTTTTAGAATCGCACAAGAAACAAATATCTATATTTTAGATTTATTACAAAGTTTGCAGAGTGGAACTAAAATGGATATGAACAGAACAATGGCATATTACATGAACAGTTTCAAATCTAAAACTAGTTTATATGGTATTAGTACAATACCACAATCTAATCAACCAGTGGCACGTAACATAGTGCAATAATCATGGGAAACTGGGCACAAGGAATCTTTACTCCCAAGAACCCTCAGAAATATGTAGGGAATCATAAGCCTAAATATCGTAGTGGCTGGGAACTTACATTTATGAACTTCTGCGATAACAATGCAAATATATTGTATTGGGCCAGTGAAGCTATATCAGTACCTTATCGTCACCCATTGACTGGAAAAATGTCACGTTACGTTCCTGACTTTTTCGTAGTATATCAAAACAAACACGGCAGACAACTTGCTGAAATTGTGGAAATAAAACCAAAGAAACAGAGTCTTATTGAAAGTAGAGTAGCTAGTGCTAAAGACAGGGCTATTGTAGCTATCAATCATGCTAAGTGGCAAGCAGCAACTGCTTACTGCAAACAGCAAGGTTATACGTTTCGTGTAATCACAGAAGATGACCTTTTTAGAAATGGTTCACGTAAGTAAATAAATACTTTCATGACCAAAAAACTCAACGAATTATTTGAACTTCCTGAAGATGACACTAGCGGTGTTATGCTGAACATTCCTCAGGATGCAGAAGAAATAACAACAGAAGCATTGAATAACTTAGAAAAGATTGAAAATGCATTACCTCAAGTTAAAGGTTTAGAAGCTGCGGATGGAGAAATGGACGAGTTAGCACAACTTGCCACTAGCAGTTATAAAGACTTAATGGATCTAGGTATGCAAGTTGATAGTCGTTTTGCTAGTGAAATATTCAATAGTGCTAGTTCTATGCTAGGACACGCTATCACAGCTAAGACAGCAAAGATTAATAAAAAGCTAAAAATGCTTGATTTGCAGTTAAAGAAAGCACAACTAGACCAAAAACTTGCTAGCAAAACAGAAGAAATTGAAAACACTCCAGTCGGTGAGGGTAAATCATTAGATAGGAACGAATTACTAAGAATGCTCAACTCAAAAACCGATGAGAAATGATAAATACTGAATACAGGAATAACACGATGCGAAGCCTCAAACAATACATAATGGAAAGTGTAAAGACTTACAATTACACTATCAAAATCGCCGGTGATGTTGATAAAAACTTTGTTGACTTGTTCAAATACAATTTGAAGAAGTTTGACCCAGTTAAAATCTCTGACCCAGTTCAAACACCTATACAAAAAGACCCATATGGTTTTCCTAACTTGGCGAATCAGTCTGTAACTATTCTAAAGTGCGAATTTAGATATCCAGCTACAGAGCCAATGGTTCAGCAAATTGCTCAACTATTAGGTTATAACGTAAATATGGTTCGTTGTATTAGTTCTAGCTTTGATGATAGCATCAACAGCGAAATGGCAGGATACGCAAACGAAATGGATCACAACCCAGTTCTTACACACGAAGAAATGGAAGAACAGCCTGGTGCTAAAGAAGCTGCTAAAGCATACGGTGATTCATATTTACAGAGTATTAAGGATCAATCTAAAGATGATAAGATTGAAATGCAATATGCTGCTAAAGAAACACCTGATGCGTTTGACCCTTTCAAACCATATCTATCTGACGATAAGTTAGGTGCAAAGAGTCCAATGACTACAATCACACGCCCAGCAAAACCTAAAACTGGTGCTAGTTTTAACAAATAAGGATAACTAAAATGGATTTCAAAAGTTTATTATCACAACTAGACCAGTTGAATGAAGCTACAAAAGAAACAGGTAAAGGTCGTATTCACACTGCTGAGCCAGGTGGCTATGGTCGCAAAGACGATGAAGATTCTGAAGGCAAAAAAGTAAAAGCTGATGCACCTAAAAAGGGTCGCGGTCGTCCTAAGAAGAATGCTGACAGTGAGACAGGCGAAGAGAAAAAGTTTGATACTAAGAGTCTTGGTGCTGCTTTAGGTGCTGGACAAAAGCCTAAGAAAGAAGTAGGCACTGTTTCTAAGAAGCACAGACTAAAAGAATATTTTGATTCAATGGATGCAGCATTGAATGAAATGATGGCTCAACAAGCTATTCCAGTAGTTGGTAAGCAAGGCGACACACAGCAAACTGGCGCAGGCTTCTTACACATTGATGATAACAGTCCTGCTGGTCAAGCAATGAAAGATGCTATCAGTAAACTAGCACAACAAAAGAAAGCACAGATTGTTGTTCCTACTCAACAACAAAAACCAGGTCAGCCTGTACAACAAGGTCAACAAACTATGTCAGAAGATGACATGGATGAAGCTACAGGTGATTACAGTGCTAAGAAAGCGCGTGCTGGTAAAGATATCGGTAAGCCAGGTAAGCAATTTGCTAAGATTGCTGCTGACGCTGCAAAGCGTTATGGTTCTAAAGAACGCGGTGAAAAAGTAGCGGGTGCAGTGTTAGCTAAACTACGTGCTACACATGAAAGCATTGAAGAAGGTACGATCCCTACAGATGATAGCACAGCAGGTGCAGGATTAGGTGCAGGACGTAGCGCAACTACATTAGAAGGTAAAGCTAAACCTGACTTCTTAGATTTAGACAAAGACGGCAACAAGAAAGAGTCAATGAAAAAAGCCGCACAAGACAAAAAGAAAGTTGATGAAGGTATGAATCATAAATTACAATCTGCAAGATTAGCAGGTAAGGCACATGCTCTTGCAAAAGAAGGTTATAACTGCCGTTATGACGATATGGAAGAAGCAAGACATTATCACGAAGGCTACAAAGAAGGTCTAGATGAGTGCTATGGACAGATGCCAATACAAGGTTATGTAGGTGAAACAACACCTCCAGCAACAGTAAGTGGCATGGCTGACCAAGCTGAACACGATGGTGTAGAAGAAGGCAATGCATTTACAGCAGCACTTGCCAAGACACCAAAAGGTGGTAAGTTCAGTGTTGGTGGCAAAACATTTACAGACAAAACAAATTATGATGCTAAAGTAACTGAAAGCCCATTTGCTTTTGAATCATGGGACAAAGAACTAAATGCTTTACTAGAAGGTAAAGAAGAAGTTAGTGAAGGTATGACTGTTTCTATCAGTAAAGGTCAACAAGGAATGCCTGATTCAGTTTCAGTAACTGCACAAGACGGTGAAGCTGACCAACTATTAGCATTAATTAAGCAAGCTGGTTTAGGTTTGTTTGGTGGTGAAGAAGCTCCTGCAGCAGCACCAATGACAGTAGATAAAGGTGAGCCTGCAGAAATCGGTACAGGTGGTGCTGAGATTGATGTAGTTGATGACCATGATGGCATGATGAACTTAATCAAAAAGGTAGTAGGTGCTGAGCCAAAAGGTCCAGAAGCAGGATTTGCTGGTCATGACCACGACTTTGAAGATGAAGACCACGAAGAAGTATGTGATGCATGCGGAAAATCTGATTGCGGATGTGATGACGAAGAAGCTGTTGAAGAAACAGAAACAATGGATCAACGTACTTACCAAGTAGCAGAAGACGAAACAGAAGAACAAGAAACTTCTGCTGACGAAAATGCAGAAGCTGCCGAAGACGAAGCATCTGCAAACTACGCTAAAGGTGAACACGAAGCTGAAGCAGCATCTTATGAAGCAGCAGCCGAAGAAGAAAAAGATTTAGAAGAATCTTATGCAAACAGTGCTGATGATACATTTGAAACTGATATCAAGTTTATGACTGATGTTATTTCTAGTGGTTTGAATAAGAAGAAATCAACCGGTCAAACAACAGTCCCTGTAATCGCAGGTCAGAATGACCGCATGGGTTACAATGGTGCTACTAACGAATCAGTTAATGACTGGAAAAAGTTAGCAGGTATCAAGTGATACTAACTTAAATTAAAAATACCCGGCAACAGTCGGGTATTTTTTTGGGCATCCATTTATCTAAAAACGATAAATAATAGATAAGGTGATATAAAAATGGCACAACAATATATTGATTTTGGAGCGTTTCCAGACGATCCAGATGCAGATGCGATACGAACCGCGTTTCAAAAGGTACAAAATAACTTTTCCGAACTATACGCTACAACTATTTTAGGTAGTGTTGTTACTGTTAACAATACACCAGGCGCCGGTATATCCGTTAGTTCTCCCACTGGAAACGTTGTAGTCAGTGCTACATTAGCGTGTGTTCAAGTAAGAACATCGACATTGAGTGTAGGTATTGGTAGTAATGGTGGAACCACTGCTATACTTTCTAATACATCGCAACAATTATATATTGACGTTCCTCCAACTTTATCTACCGGTAATTTGTCATTAACTGGAAATTCATCTGTTACAGGAAACTCTAATGTGGGAGGGAATCTAATAGTAACAGGTTATGCAAACGTAGGTAGTAATCTATCAGTAGTAGGTGCATTAAATGTAACCGGTAACAGTAATGTAGGAAATATTACAGCTGGAAACTCGATAAGTGCTAATTTCTTTACAGGCACATTAACAACTAATGCACAACCAAATATTACAAGTGTAGGTACATTAACTAGTTTAGGTGTTGCGGGAAATATCACATCAGGAAATGCTAATTTAGGTAATTTAGTAACAGCTAATTATTTCAGCGGTGATGGTTATCTATTATCTAATTTGTCAGTTTCTGCCGGTAACAAAATTGAAGGCGGTACAAGTAATGTAATTGTTGTTACAAATAGTAATGTTAATACAAGTGTTGGCGGCGTGGCTAACGTACACGTTGTAACTAGTACGGGTGTCAATGTTGCCGGTACATTAAATGTAACTGGTGATACTACACTAGCAAATGTAGTAATAGGTAACTTAGTAAGCCCGTTGTCTAATGGTACGAGCAATTTAAATATTCCTGCAGCTAGTGGTAATATTAATTTAAGTGTAGCGGGTACCGCAAACGTATTAATAGTTAAATCAACGGGTGTTAATGTTGCTGGTACGCTAGATTCTTCTGGCAATATAACTGGATCAAACCTAATAACTGCTGGTCAACTAATTTCTACTATTGCGACAGGCACGGCACCACTATCAGTATCTAGTACAACCAAAGTTGCAAACTTAAACGCTGATTTATTAGACGGGTACACAACTGACAGTGCAGCAACACCTAATACTGTTGTCATTCGTGATGCTAATGGAAGTTTTTCAGCAAATGTTATAACAGCTAACTTATCAGGTAACGCTACTACAGCCGGAACAGTAACAACCGCCACACAGCCCAACATTACTGGTGTAGGTGTACTATCAACACTATCAGTTTCTGGTAACGCTAATGTTGGTAATATTGGTGCTAGTAATGGTGTATTCACTAATGTAAGTGGTGACGGTAGTGGATTATCAAATATAGCAGGTGGTAATGTTACAGGAACTGTTGCAAATGCAACTTACGCAACTAATGCAGGCTTAGCTACAACAGCTACAACCGCAACAAGTGCTACTACAGCTGGAACAGTAACTACTAATGCACAACCTAATATTACTAGTGTAGGTACATTAAGTGCTTTAGCTGTAACTGCTAACGTAGTAGCAGGTAATGTTTATGCTAATAGTGGTACAATTAAAGGAGCATACTTAGCGGGTGATGGTTGGCAAATCAGCAACATCTCAGTAGCTGCAGGTTCATTTATTGTTAATGGAACAAGCAACGTTTCTGTAGATTTAAATGGTAATGTAAATACGAGTGTTGCAGGTGTATCTAATGTACAGGTTGTAACCAGTACTGGGGTGAATGTTGCAGGTACATTAAATGTTACGGGCAATGCTAACGTAGGTAACATAGGTGCTACAGGTGTAATAGCTACACGATTAACAGGTAGTCTAACAACTGCAAGTCAACCTAATGTTACTAGTGTAGGTACATTAACAGGACTTACAGTTAGTGGTTTGACTAACTTAGGTCCTAACGGTAATGTAACTATTACAGGTGGCGTTAATGGCGCATTCTTACGAACAAACGGAAGTGGTTCATTGTCTTGGGACACTGCAACATTGGTTCCGGCGCAAGGTGCAAATACTCAAGTTATATTCAATGACGGTGGTTCTACTTATGCAGGTAACGCGAATTTAACGTTCAACAAGACAACAGGTGCACTAACTGTAGGCGGGAATATCATATCAGTAAATGCTAATTTAGGAAATCTTGCAACAGCAAATTTCTTTACTGGTAAATTTGCAACAGCCGCATCTTCACAACCTAACATTACAGAAGTTGGTACGTTATCATATTTGATTGTATCTGGTAATATTAACGCAGGTAATATAATTGGCAATATATTCGGTAATGTTAGTTCATCTGGAAATATAACAAGTGGGAATGTTATAACAACGGGTTATCATATTCGTTCAGTAAACACTGGAATTAGTGCCGCAGGAACTGTTCAAGGTAACGCGACTCCGCTAACAAAAGAAATCAACATCGTATCTACAGTATCAACTGGTCAAGGTGTTGTATTACCTACAGCAGTAGCAGGTATGGTAATTAATATTGTTAACACTAGCGCAAATAGTTTATTGGTATATCCTGCTAGTAGCGCGATTATAAATTCACAAGCAGCTAACGCAGCATTAACAATGCCTACGTCAAGTTCATTACAATTTATTGCATCAAGTTCTACTCAGTGGTATACAGTAGGTGCAACATACGCATAAGGAAATTAAATGATAACTTTAGAATTATTACAAGCAATGTGTCCAAAAACAAAACGTTCTACATTAGAAGGTTATGTAGAACCATTGAATACAGTAGCTGAGTATTATGAAATGTTTGAGAACCCAAAGCGTGTTGCAGGATTCTTAGCACAGATAGCACACGAATCGGGTGGCTTTACTGCGGTAGTAGAAAATCTAAATTACAGTGCTAAGGGTTTGATGGGTACATTTAAAAAGTATTTTCCTACTGAAGAATTAGCAAAACAGTATGAACGTCAACCACAAAAGATTGCTAATCGTGTTTACGCTAATCGCATGAAGAACGGTGATGAGGCAAGCGGGGATGGATTTAAATTTAGAGGACGTGGGTTAATTCAATTGACTGGTCGTGAAAACTACACAAAGTTTGCAGAAGCATTGGACATGTCTATCGAAGATACTATTGCTTATTTAGAAACACCTAACGGTGCCGTAGCAAGTGCAGGATGGTTTTGGGATAATAATAAATTAAATCAATATTGTGACCGTGATGATTTCGTCACCTTAACAAAACGCATTAATGGTGGAACTATTGGGTTAGCTGATAGAGAGCATCACTACCATTTAGCATTACAGCATTTAGGCGTACATTAATATGGCACAACCAATTTGGAATACTGCGGCGGGGTCATTAGGTGGATATACAGCCGGTCTAACAGTAACGGTGCAGTTATCTGCTTCTCCTGTATTACCAGCAACAAGTGTGACTTACACTTTGATAAGCGGGTCATTACCAGTTGGATTAAGAATTTCTACCAGTGGATTAATAAATGGCATACCAACTTTAGTAACTACTGATACAACTTCAACATTTACTATAAGAGCCACTGATAATTTAAATAATTTGCGTGACCGAACATTTTCGATGTTAGTATCAGGTTCTGCAAATCCACAATTTACAACACCTGAAGGCAACATCTTAAACACTTTAGATAGCCAATGGGTAGAAATACCTATAGAATTTGACAACCCAGTGCCAACAAATTCAGTAGTTGTTGAATTAAGCGAGGGTTTGCTGCCCCCTGGATTAGAAATTAACGAGCAAGGTGTTATTAGAGGTTACCCTCAACCACCTACAGTTACAGTTACATTGAGTTCAATAAGTACAAATGTTACTACAACAACATCTGGCACCAATATATTAACATGTTCTAGCACTATACAATTTACACCAGGTAGACCTATAGTTTTTTCTGGAACAGTTTTTGGAAATATTGTCGATGGGGTCACATACTATGTAAAAAGTGTAGTTAGTCCCACTGAATTTACTATAACGACTACGCAGGACGGAAACGTGCTTGCCCTATCAAATAGCTCAGGCTTAATGACTGCTACCTTAACAGCAGTATCCGTTGGACAACCTACTGTAAGAACATATTCATTTGCACTAAAATTATACAGTGATTTAGGAAATGATATTGCTAGTTATTCTATTACTGTCATTAATCAAAATACGCCTGTCAGTCAAGGAGGCCCCGGGTATCCAGTAAATACAAGAGTACCTACAATTTTAAATACAAGACCGTTAACATTTAATCTTAATGATAATGATCCATATTATGGTTATTATAGACTTCCACCAGTAGATCCATCTGTACCGGCACAAATAGGTACAATAGAAAGTGACAATTATTTTTCATTCAAAATTATAGGCTATGATTTTGATGGTAATGATTTACGATATTCTTTTTCTAATTTACCACCTGATTTAGTGGGAGATACTGTTACTGGTTGGATAACTGGTACTCCTACTCTAAATGTTGATGTGTTGAATAACTATAATTTTAACGTTCGTGTTTATAAATCAGGTACTCCTAGTATCACCACACCAAACTTTAACTTTTCTTTAAGTGTATCTAAAAATATAACAGGAGTTATTATTTGGAATACTGATACTAATTTAGGTACAATATACAATGGATCCGTAAGTACATTATACGTAAATGCAGTTAGTGATGTTCCTTTAAATTATAGTTTAAGTGAAGGATCATTACCGCCAAACTTAACTTTAAATTCAAACGGTGAACTTGTGGGTGTAGTGGCAGATCAACCTACAGAACAAATACTTAATGTAGGTGATACTACAGAATATTCATTTACAATTACAGCATATTCTCCTAATTACCCGACTATTAGTTCATCTAAATCATTTGTTGTTACTGTTGTGCAAGAGTTTGACCAACCAACTGATACGTTATATATAACTTGTACACCTGGTATAGATGATAGAAATTTAATAAATTCTTTATTGAATGACGAAACGATTATACCAAGTGAATTAGTTTATAGGCCTACTGACATTAACTTTGGTAAATCAACCAACGTAGTTTATGAACATGCATATGGAATATATGCTAGTATGATTGATGAATATATAGCCGCTGTTACTAGAAACCATTATTGGAGATATCTAACATTAGGTGAAATAAAAACAGCAGTGGCTAAAAACGATGCAGGTGAAATTGTTTACGAAGTTGTCTATAGTGAAATCATAGATAATTTGGAAAACCCACAAGGAACAAGTATTTCTAATCCTATAATCTGGCCTCGACCAATTGATTTAGGATTAGGTCCTTGGTACACAAGTATCACTGATATCTACACTAGCTATGACAAAGATTTACCGCCTGGATTCTATACAAGTAGAACACCTGGGTATGCTAGAACACTGTATCCAAATAGTTTATACAATATGAGAAACCGTGTAGCTGACGTATTAGGTCAAGAGTACAACAGTAAACTATTACCATTATGGATGACTAGTCAACAAGCGAACGGTGGAACATTAGGATTCACTAAAGCATGGGTAATTTGTTATACCAAGCCTGGTTTCAGTGAAACGATAAAGAACAATATCAACAACAATTGGCCATATACATTAAATTTAATCAATTTTAGAATTGACAGGTTTACAGTCAACAAGAGCATCACATATAACTATGATAATCTTCTTGCTCCGCCTACATGGACAGGATTACCTAGTGGAACACCCGTTCCAGACCCAATCGACAGTAAAGATTTTTATGTCTTATTCCCTAGACAAACTATTTTACCAGACGAACCGCAATAATAAATACATAACGGAAAACGATTATGACAAGTGCAATTAATACAAACGGAATCAATGTAAATTACCCAGTACCCGGGGTGAACAATAGCAGCCAGGGTTTTAGAGATAATTTCAGTGCTATAAAGACAAATTTAAACACAGCTAGTACTGAAATTTCAGACCTACAATCTAAAGTAGTTGTTAAGCAAGCCTTGACGGGTACCATTGTTGACAACAACATGGCTAACACATTAATAAGCAATGCTGTTACTAGAAGTTTCAGAGCCAGCACTTATAATTTAGGTAATGCGTTATCAGGTACTGTAGTTATAGATGCATCATTAGGTGATGTACAGTATGGTACTATTGCAGGTAACACTACAATTCAATTGGCTGGCTGGGCACCAAGCGGTACACAAAGTAATGTTCAATTAGAATTAGCTATATCAAATGCAAACGCTGTAATTTCTTTCCCTTCTACAGTTTCTATGACAGGAAACTACGGTGTTGAATTGTTAGAAAACTTTTCTAACGTTGGTAATGTTCCTACTGTCACTATTCCAAATGGTGTTACACAATTAGAGTATCGCCTAAGCACAGTAGACTGCGGAAACACAGTTACGATTGAGCCATTCAACAGACCACGTATTTCAACACAAGTACAACAACGAATTGTTCCACCAACAGGATTACCAGGTGACGTTACTGGTACAATTGCTATTGATACCAGTGTAAATCAGTTAAACATTACATCATCAAATGCTGCTGATTATTTCACTACAACAGGTAATACTACACAATTGTACACTGATATGCCTGTAGTGTTTACTGGAACTAGCTTTGAAGCAAATATTACTAGTGGTGTCACATATTACATTCGTAATGTTGTTTCTAGTAACACATTTACTGTTTCTTCTAGTATTGGTGGTGCTAACGTAAACTTAGCAGGTAGCACTGGAAACATGTATTTGAATCCGCAACGTTACATGTATGTTGCTACTGATGACTTTAATTCAACTGTTTATACAAAATCAGTTACTGCAACCGCAACATCTGGAAATATTACATTAAACAATACTACAAGTTTGGTGACAAATTCTCCGATAATATTTGCAGGAAATATAGGTGGCATTGTTGCAAACACTGTATATTACGTTAAATCAATTGGTTCAGGTGGAAACATTACTGTAAGTTTATCCAGAACTAACGGTGTTGCGGATACCGCAGTTATCCCATCAGCTAATACTACGGCAACAACTGCTAACGTTTACGTGGGCAATGATATTTGGAAAAGAATTGCGTTAAGTTCTTGGTAACTAAATACGTAGGATGAAACATCCTTTTATAAATGACCTATCAGATAAGTCACTAGAGGACTTACAATCTACTATCACGGACTTAATGTCCAAACTTACCTTTGCCTACAGAACTCAAAATGCCGCATTGGTGCAACAACTTAATATGGCAATAGAAAGCTATAAGTCAGAGTACAATAAGAAAATGGATGAGATGATGGCAAAACAAAACATCAAAACCAAGATTGACATTAAAAAATGAGCACCAGAATCGAACGTTCAGTTGAATTGTATGCCGGTGTGTATTTTAAAAATACATTTTACATGAACCACTATAACATAGTGTTAAACATGTCAGTTGAAGTCGAGTCCATACACGAGCAAAATGTTGCTATGGAAAGAGTCAAGTTATTGTTCAATGAATGTTTGGATAACTGTGTTTTCGTTCAAAACACTGAAAAGAAAATAATTGACAAATTCAAAGATGCCAATTTAAAAATATCCACAATACCTGATGAACCCTATGACCAAATAGTCGCTATTGCATTATTACGTAAAGTAAATGCTATATGTGAAGGTAGGTTAGTTTTAGATGAAATCACGTTAGGATCACGATTAAGCGATGGTGTCAAATTTGTATACGATATATTAGAACCTATGGGACCATTTGAAAAACAAGGATGGTGGAATGATTCAAACACATCAATAAACGATTTGTCCAAAGTTAACAAAAAGGAAAAGATTGTTAAATTGGTCAAAACGTGTCAAATGGAATGGGCTGACTATGAGTTATATTGGGAAGAAAAATTACCAGTAACCAAAGCCCAAATTCTATTCACTAATGAATCCGAAAAACAACCAACTTGATTGACTTTAACAGGTAAGTCGTGTATTATAAACCTATGAAGATAGATTTATATGGTCAACCTATTTTAAATGAAACTGATTTGTGCGGTTTGTTTTTACAAGATCCTACACGCATAATTAAACAAGTTTTGGTTGAAAATAACATAAATTTAGACTATGTTTTTTTGGAAGCAAGCAATATCAACAACATAAAAGAATATGTTGATCCGAAACTCTCACTAGAAAAGTTTGATGAATTAAATCAAAGCAATTGGTATCTTCCAGAAGAATATAAAAATTTTGACATTGCTAAATTTGTCTTGGATCAATGCACGACTGAGGAACAATTACAACGTGCGGGTGACGAATTATTGAAATTTCAAGACAGAAACATGTTTGTTTTGTTAAAATATCTTAAATACTTAGTTGATACCATGCGTAAAAATGGTATCGTATGGGGTGTGGGTAGGGGTAGTAGTGTAGCGAGTTATGTGTTATTCTTAATAGGAGTTCACAAAATTGATAGCTTATACTACGACTTACCAATAGATGAGTTTTTAAAATAGGAGAACTAAAATGGCTAACTATAGAACAGCAATGGGCAAAGTCGTAGACATGTCCGCACTAGCCGCAAGAAATGAGAAAACCCGAGCAGTTGGCAACATGAGTGTTAACGCTAGGGGTGATACGATTAACGATCAGGGCAGAATTGTAAAACCCGTGACTACCAAAGTCAACGATTCATATTCAAAGACTGTAGGTAACCGTTCAGCACAACCAGTTAAAAGTAAACCTGTTGCGCCAGCAAAACCAAAAATAGATTTAGCTGAATTGACCGAAGCTGAAAAAGAGTTTGAATTAGACACAGAGCTTGATGACGAGATTGAGGCAATTAAAGCAAAAGAAGGAAAGAAATGAGCGAGTATAGCAAACCAGCATTTAGTCCTACAAAAGTAGACAAACTACGCTTCATGCATGATAACATTATTGTTTCGGACATGAAGTTTGACGAACGTATCAGTAAAGGTGGCATTGTTCTGTTAGACGATGATAAAAAGTCATCTGGTATTCGTCCACGTTGGGCAAAGATTTATGGACTAGGTCCTGATGTTAAAGACCCACAACTAGAAATTGGTAAGTACATTCTTATTAGTCACGGTCGTTGGACACGCGGTATCACTGTTGAAACTCCTTCGGGTAAAGTCACGTTGCGAAAAGTAGATCCTAATGATATACTGCTTGTATCGGATGAGCCGATGGAAGATGAAACAATGAGTGATAAGGTATACTAAAATGGCATTATGGTCTGTCAAGCCCGAGTGGAAGAAATCAGTTATCGAACGTAACTATTTCATCAAAGGTGATAATCGTCTTATGGTTGAGACTGGTTGGCGATGGGGTGAATTCACTGTGTATACAGATGATGACAATCCACCAAACATTGAAGCAGGGGTAGATATCTACAACTGCGACTATGAAACAGAACTAGTTGAAACTAACGACGGTTGCTGGGAAGAAATCGATTACGATGATTGTGATGCGGAAACCGAAGAATGGCTACAAGAATTCTTTGACGAGGGTAATTCTTGGCTAGACCTTGAAGAACATGGTTGGGTGCAAGATGAATGTGAAATGATTATCGATTGTGATTTAATCATTGAACGACTTGACGATGACGGTAATCCAACAGGTGAAATTGTTGGCTCTGACAAAGAAGATGAAGAAGTTACTGAGTCAATTAAATTAGAGCCCGGAGCAAAGTGGCCCTTTAGTAATGCACCTGAACCTGAGTACGCACAATTTAGATGCACTGAATGTGATTTCTCAACTGAGGACATTATGGATTTAGTAGATAATCCTAATGATGATGACAAAGGTGCATATATTTGTCCAAAGTGTAACGGTAAAGTAGATTTGGGGTAAAAATGATACAATGGTTTTACAAATGGTTGGGCGACAAAATTAACAATGCTCAACGTATAGATGATGAACCTAGAGCTATCAACACTATTGGTACTTCTAAGGTTCGCCGAGCGCAATTAGTTAGAGAAAGTGATGACTTAAATACAGAGCCAATTCAGTTCAAAATGTTCAAAGCTAACGGTGGTTGGGCTATTGAATTCAGACAGTATGACAATAGAAATGATAGGGTAGAGACTAGTCTTTATGTTGTCAACGACGAAGAAGAATTAGGTAAACATATTTCACAAATTATTACTATGGAGGCATTAAAAAGATGAGCTATTCAGATACTTTAACCTATCGTTCAGCAGCACAAATCAACACTGCTATGGCAAATGTCTATAGCCACATGAGTGTCGCTGTTATTATTAGTATGCTAGTGAGTTATTTTGTTGGTACTACTCCACAACTACTAGAATTCTTTTTTACAGGAGTATTAAAGTGGGTTGTAATCTTTGCTCCACTAGCAGCTATTTTTGCAATTACCATTGCATTAAATGCTGGTCCACCTAAATCTATCGCACTATTGATGCTACATGGATTTGCAGCATTGATGGGACTAAGTTTTGCTACTATCTTTGCTGTATACCAAATGGGTAGCATTTTTACAGCATTCATGGGAGCAGCAGTACTATTTGGAACCATGAGTCTATATGGGTACTTTACTAAGAACAACCTAGACAGCATAGGCAAGTTCATGTTTGTTGGCTTAATTGCAATCATTATTGCCAGCATCATTAACATTTTTGTAGGTAGCACTGTATTTCAAATGGTAATTTCTGCACTAGCTATCATTATCTTTTTGGGATTGACAGCGTATGATACCCAAAAAATTCGTGAAATGGTCATGTATGATACTGATACTGGGATTGCAGAAGTCACCGGGGCATTGACATTGTACCTAGATTTCATTAATATATTCTTGTCATTGTTACAACTATTTGGTGATAAAAAAGAATGAAAAATCAATTGTGGGTAGAAAAGTATCGTCCAAACACAGTTTCTGATTATGTGTTTGTTGACGAAAGGCAAAAGCAGCAAGTTGAAAACTGGATCAAAGAAGGATCTATCCCTCACTTGTTATTGAGTGGTGATCCAGGCACAGGTAAAACTACACTTGCAAAAGTTCTTATCAAAGAACTTGAAGTGGATGATTATGATGTACTTGAGATTAATGCATCCAGAGAAAACTCGGTCGAAAACGTAAGAACAAAAATCAATGGCTTTGTTGAAACAATGCCATTTGGTAAGTTTAAAATTGTTCTATTAGACGAAGCTGATTATCTGTCACGTGACGCACAGGCTGCATTGCGTAATGATATGGAAGCGTATGCTGAAACTTGTAGATACATTCTGACATGTAACTATGGATACAAAGTTATCCCTGCGTTAAAGTCACGATGCCATGAGTTTCATATTGCTAAGCCTGATATCAACGACTTTTTGATTCGTGCGGCTACTGTACTTTCTAATGAAAATATTGAAGCTGATCCAGACACATTAGATACGTATGTTCGTGCAACATATCCTGATCTGCGTAAGTGTCTAAATCAACTGCAAGTTAATAGTAGCACAGGTAAACTACTAGCGCCTGAAACACATGGATCAAGTGAAAATGACTTGTTGTTGGAAGCGACACAACTGTTTAAATCTGGAAAAGTTCTTGAGGGAAGACAGCAGTTAATGCAATATATCGCACTTTACCCGACAAGAGTTGAAGATACGTATAAATGGATGTACGATAACTTGGATTTGTGGGGCAAAGACCAAGAACGTAAAGACGCAAGTATCATTATTATTCGTAATGGTCTAGCAAATTTGCCATTAGTCGGTATTCCCGAAATAGCAATGGCAGCAACATTAGTGGAGTTAACAACTTGAGATATTTATTGATTACTTATTTGAGAAAACCTGGGGGACAAATTGACGAACAGGTTGCAGTGTCGAAGAAGATAAAACCGGCAGACTTACAAACTTGCAACGTAATCCTGGATTATGCCACCAAGCAGGTACAAAAGTGTGTAATTGAGGGTAAGACGGTTGAAACTGATTGGGAGAAGATGGATACATATTATAAACAAATCTATCCTAATCTAATAGGACAACTAGAAAAAGAAGCTGTTATTACAGCTGGTCAAAAAGGGGCGTAAAGCCCCTTTTTTATGCGTACAAGCTAAGTACGTGCTCGATAATTTTATGTCGTTGGACATCTTTAATGTCGAATGAGCATAACTGCAACCCTGGAATCACCCCCTTTCTCAACCTATTTTGTAAATCTAGTAGCCCGTTGTCGGCTGTTTTACGATCGGCTTGTTCAATGTCGCCAGTAATTACAATCTTACTGCCGCTGCCGATTCTGGTCATAATCATTTTAAGTTGACCCGGGGTTGCATTTTGAGCCTCGTCTAATATTATCCAGCTATGCTTGAAATTTCGACCTCTACAGAATGCTAGGGGCGCTATTTCTACTATTTGTTCTTCTAGCATGTGGGTTATTTCTCTTGCTGTGTAATATTCACGTAGCACATCTAACAAAGGTCTTGTCCACGGTTCCATCTTTTGATTAATATCACCTGGTAAGAACCCATGTTCTTCATCTTCAACACCAATTGCAGGGCGTGATAGAATAATTCTATCGCACTCACCTGCTTTCATAGCTTTGATAGCAGCCTGCATAGCCAGATATGTTTTACCTGTACCCGCAGGGCCTGAAACTACAACAATGTCTGTATCATCGTCAAGTAGTGCCTCAATGTATTTTGATTGGTTTATTGTTTTGGGGATTAAGTGAATAGGACGTTTATCAACTTTCATAGCTCGTTGAGCCTGTGAAAAGTCAATAGTTTTAGATTCATTCATGTAAAATGTCTGTTCGTCCGTAAATTTTCTATTCTGTGTAAAGCGTGTGTCCTGTTGTTGTTTGCGTAATGCGCTGGTTTTTCGTTTGCTCAAGTTAACTTCTCCTTTAAGAGCATGAGTGCTCATACCACTCAAAGATATTTAAGAGATATAAAACCTCGCAATATAGCAGTGTTTTTTCGCAATTTTCCTGCATAAATATTAGGCTGTATTGTTCATCAGGAATATAATCAGTATATAAAATAGTTTTGTGATAAATACTTAACTATGATAGATGACAAAACAGCCGATAAATTTTTCAATGATGTTGACTTTGTAAGCATTGTTGATACCGTCAAGGGAATCTTCACTAGCGACGGTTCTATGTCTACACTTTTAGACTTTGAACGTGTATTAGACGAAGCCGACCTATATGCATTTAAAAACTGGGAACTAGGTGAACTTGTTCAAGGTCCTACAGTTCGTAGATACAGTGTTAGTTGCATATTCATGTATCCTTACAAACTCATGCCCGATCCAGCAGGAGCAAAACGTTTAGTTTCAATCGGCTGCAAATTGAAGTTTAAAAAGACAAAAATCAAAGTACCTATTGCAGTTGAAAATTACGAAGATTACATTCCTGGTACAAGATATCCCAAGAGTAAAGAAAAAGAAATTTGGTTAGTTCTTATTGAAATGCCAAAAGAACTAATGAACGAAATACGTCAAGGATCTATTGACTTAGCGGATCAAACAATCGACTTGCAAGATTTAGATGATAGCTATGAAGAAGATTTAGACGAAGGCGAAACAGAAGGTGACGAAGAACAGACAGGTCAAGCTGCTGAACAGCCTGGAACAACTACACCAACAATGTAAAGATTATGAGCAATAGTAAGTTATTTGAAGGGTTAGACTATCACGATTTTGAAGGACAAATCGTTCCCGAAGTTACGGTTGATGAATACTCAGCTAAAATGGGTGAAGATAGTGAGATAGTTACATTAGCATTTACTGTCTCCGGTGAATTAGCAGGTAGTGATTTAGCTGATTGGTTTGAACGCGGATATGATTTTGTGTTAGATGCACAAGTAAGCGAAGGGGAAGTTTCTCCGGGTAAGTATTTGGTTTTTGTAGAAATGGATCGTAGAACGAAAGTTCCAGAAAGAATCGTAGAATTACTAAGTGATTTAAAAACATTAACCGCACTTAAATTAAATGAATGGACAGTTGTTGTGGATGATAAAGAATACAAGCCAGATGTAAGTCTTCTAAAATCAGCAATCGTTTTAAGCCCGCACGAATATCGTATGAAGGTTGAAAAAGAACAAGAAATAAACGAAATGCGTGAAATTGCTGGATTAGAAACTAAAGATATTTTTGATAGCCAAGACAAAGAAATTCGTGATTTTAAAACAATAGCAGGACTATAAAAATGGCACAGACTATTTTACCTAAGAAGGCTGGATTTGAACAGCCCATGGCACTAGACGATGAGCACCACGAACAATTGGCTGCTGATCCAACTATACAACAATTTCCGCAAGGTAGTAAGTTTGGAAGTCCATCAATGTCAGCATATGGTTCACCAAACAATTTTGGAACCGCTGCTGTAAATAACTACAGCGGTCTACAGCAACAACCACAACCTCAGCCTAACTTAACACAAGCAGGTTCTAATGCTGCCCAAGGTGCAGATGTGTTAGTTGCAAATGACAATACAGATTGGATCAATAAAAAGTGGCGCCCTGTAATGGGCTGGGTGTATATGGCAACATGTACAGCAGACTTTGTGTTGTTCCCTATTTTATGGTCAATATTACAAGCATTAAGTAAAGGTAATGTGACTAGTCAATGGCAACCCTTGACACTGCAAGGTGCAGGTTTGTATCACGTAGCAATGGGTGCAGTTCTAGGTATTGCTGCATATGGCCGCACAAAAGAAAAAATTGAAGGTGCTGCCAAATAAATATTGACAACTAACAGTTACTCTGTTAAAATCAATATATGGACCATTTTAAAACCTTAGGGGTAGACAGAAACGCTACCCCAGACGAAATCAAAAAAGCATATCGCAAATTAGCAGGACAACACCACCCAGATCGAGGTGGTGATACTGCTACATTCCAAAAAATCGAAGAAGCGTACCGCATTCTTTCAGATCCACAAAAAAGACAAGAGTACGAGAACCCTTTTAACAGACCAGGGGGCTTTGGTCCAGGACCCGGGCCATTTGGTGGGGCTGGTTTTGGGCCCGGAGGGTTCAGTTTTAATGTCAATGGATTTGACATGAACGACCTCTTTAGTCAAATGTTTGGGCATCACCAACAACGACAACAACAACCGCAAATGTTTAGGACGGTAGTGGTAGTTGATTTGGAACAAGTCTACAATGGTGCAGAACAAACATTGCAGTTACAAACACCAAAAGGAAATCATGTAATAACAATTAAGGTGCCCAAAGGAATCCCAGACGGTGGACAAGTACGTTTTGATAATATGATTGATGGTGCAAGTTTGCTTGTAGAATTTAAAATCAGACCACATTTAAAGTTCGAAAGAAATGGGAACGACCTTTACTGTAACCAACGAGTTTCTGTATTAGATTTAATTGCGGGCGGAGAGTTTGAATTCACAACGATTTCGGGAAAAACTTTCACAGTCACGGTACCAGAAAATACGCAGCCGCATATGCAGTTGAAGATTGCAGGTCAAGGAATGCCCATTCCAAATACAAACTTGTTTGGAGACCAAATCATCTTGATTAAACCATTCGTCCCTGATAAAATTGACTCTGCTATTAAAAATAGCATTCTTCAAGCCAAAAACAAATAACTTAAAGGAAACTATAGTGCAAAACAGTCCCGAAATTGAAAGCATCATCGAGCATGCCATTGAGTATGCTAAAGAACGTAACCACCAATATTGCACAATTGAACACTTGCTATTGGCACTGATTACGCATCAGCCATTTAAAAAGTGTTTAGATAGTTTTGGCGTTGAAGTTGATGCAATGACACAAGATGTTGTTGCTTATTTGGATAGCCTACACGCAATCGTTGTGAAGGATGTACAGGAAGAAGTCCAACCCAAACGAACAAACTCACTTGAACGAGTAATGAATCGTAGTGTGACACAAGTTTTGTTTACTGGCCGCCGTCAAGTTACAACTGTTGACTTGTATCTTTCTATCGCAAGTGAAGGTAACAGTCATGCCCATTACTACTTGCTAAAATACGGTGTCAACAAGAATGAGTTTGTTGCACACTGGCAGAAACATTATAAGAACAGTGAAACAACTAACAAACTTACAGATGACCAAGCCAATGAAATTCTGGAAGAATACACTGTTAATCTAACTCAATTGGCAGCAGCTGGTAAGATTGAACCACTGATTGGTCGCACAAAAGAAATTGACGATATCGTTAATGTTCTTGCTAAGAAATTTAAGAGTAACGTATTGATGGTAGGTGATCCTGGTGTAGGTAAAACAGCTATTGCTGAAGGTCTTGCACTAAAAATCCACGAGAATGATATTCCTGAATTCTTAAAAGACCATGAACTTTACAGCCTTGAAGTTGGTGCGTTGCTTGCTGGTAGTAAGTATCGCGGTGACTTTGAAGAAAAAGTCAAACTGGTTATTGACGCATTGAACAGTAAGAAGAAAGCTATTCTGTTCATTGATGAAGCACATACTATGCAGGGTGCAGGTGGTTCTAACAACGGATCAGTTGACTTTGCCAATATGATTAAGCCTGCAATTACTAAGGGAACACTGAAAGTTATCGCAAGCACTACATGGGAAGAATTCTACGAATCTTTCGAAAAGGATCGTGCATTGATGCGTCGATTCTATCGTGTTGGTGTTGATGAACCTAGCCAAGAATCTACTGTACGCATTCTTTCTGGATTGTCTACACGTTTGGCTGAGTTCCATCATGTTGAAATCGAACAAGACGCAATTAGTACAGCAGTTGAATTAGCTGGTCGTTACATTCACGACCGTAAGAATCCTGATAAGAGCATTGATTTGCTTGATGCGGCTTGTGCTAAACAACGTGTTGCAAACAATGAAGGTGCAGTAATTACTAAAGAATTGATTTACGAACAAGTAGAAAAATTCACAGGTGTGCCTGCTGATAAACTTTCAGGTGACAACTTTGACCGTATTAATACTCTTGAAGTTAACGTTAAGGGCAAACTATATGGTCAGGACGAAACTGTCAACAAAGTACTTGAACGTGTCTATGTAAGTTTTGCTGGCATTAACAATGAAACAAAGCCAATGGCTAGTTTCTTGTTCTTAGGTCCAACAGGTACAGGTAAAACAGAATTGGCTAAGTTGTTGAGTAAGAACCTTGACATGCCATTGCTCAAGTATGATATGAGTGAATATTCAGAGAAGCACAGTGTATCTAGCTTGATCGGTCCTCCCCCTGGTTATGTTGGATTCGGTGACAGTCAAGTTGGTGGTGGTAGACTAATCAGCGACTTGAGTAAGAATCCACACTCAATCATGTTGTTTGACGAAGTTGAAAAGGCTCATCCTGATATTTTCAACATCTTCCTGCAGATCCTTGATGAAGGTCGAATCACAGGTAGTAATGGTAAAGAAGTGAACTGTAAGAACACTATCATCATTATGACCAGTAACTTGGGTTCTAGTGACAACGAACGTAATAACATTGGTTTCGGTACACAAGAGCGTACAGGTGAAGATGACAAAGCACTGAAAGAATTCTTCAAGCCTGAATTCCGTAATCGTTTGGATCTTGTTTGCAAGTTCGGTAAACTTGACATGCTTGCGATTAAGAAGATTGTTGTTAAATTCACTGAAGACCTCAAGAAAACACTGTTGGATAAGCACAACATCACATTGAACCTAACCGAGCCTGTCATTGAATATTTGGCAGACAAAGGTTATGACAAGAAAATGGGCGCACGTCCTCTAGCACGTAAGATTGACGAATTGATTAGGGTGCCTCTATCTAAAAAAATCTTGTTTGAGCGTATCAAAAATGCTAATATTACATGTGTAATGAACGGTGATGGAATTGAGTTCAATTCTGTTCAAGCTACTAACGCAAGGGTGAATGAAGATGGGATTATTGAAGTCAGTTGATAATGTTCCCGGTATCAATTATTATGAGTATCGGGACAATACATACTATAACAATTACGAGTATCGCATGAGGGTAAACATCCCTTGTGCGAGATACATTTGGTGGTGTAAGACGGCTGCCGAATTTGACAATAAGATTGCAGGCAAAAGTAACAGATTCGGCTCTATCAAAAAAGCTGACTTACCTGATGTAATTCAAAATCAAAATGCATTAAAAACTTTGCTTAACTTACAGAATACCCGTAAGAAAACTAAAGATATGTCTATGCGTATTGAGGGTGATACTGTTGCTATTTTTTGTAACGATTTATCAAAATTACAAGCAATTGCACAAGAGCTTGGTCCTATGTATAATCCAGACTATACACAGGTTCAAACTAGTCAATATGCTGGGGTCAAACACTTTGTTGAAGAACCTAAACACAAATATCGAATATATTTGAAATCTAAGCGTGTTGAAGACGGGTTTTTAGATGAATTTAAAGAAACAATTAACCGTCAAAAGACACTGCATCCCAGTAATGCATTAAAGCGTTGGATGAACCGTGACCCTAAACGATGGGGAATCTGGCATTTTAGATGGACAAGTTCGGCACATTTCATTGATTATGATGACGAATCTACACTAAGCTACTTAGCACTAATGCATGGTGACATTCTCGGTAAAAAGTACAAGCTAGAAAAGCGTCCAGATAATATCTAAAAGTGATAAATACTCTATTACTATAGGGTATTTACCATGGCAAAGATTGTAGAAGACGTTTTAGTCGTTAAATTCAGCAAAATCGTTAAAGATTCAGACACTGATAATGGTGGTCTTGTTAATAACGATGTAAAAACAGCATTAGAACAAGTCGCCCAAGAATTAGTGGGTGAGGGTGTTGTGGTTGAGGTCGTATCAGCATGAGCCAAACCACAACACTAATATTGTTGCCTCAAACAACATATATAAATCCAGGTAACGGTGCACCCTATACAGTCACTGGTACTAGCCAACCGGCTGCTGCATATTATTTAGGTAATAAAGATTTACAAACTGTCAATATCAAAGCCACTGAGTTGACTGGTAATATTGTCATTGAGGCAAGTTTAGCTACAACACCTTCTAGTACTGACTGGTTCAAAGTTTATGAGCTAGAAGCAAACGCAAATGCTCCTGCAAACACAGCACCAAAGATTGCAAGCAATGCAAGCGTATATACAAACATTGAAGGCAACTTTGTATTTTTAAGAGCAAAAGTTGTTGATTTAAACAGCGGTGGTGTAAATTTTGTTAAGTTGAGTTACTAATATGAATTTATTTGAAGGCGGAAATGTAATACCAGGAGCTGTTCCTATTAAGAAAGAAAACTTTCCTAGAGCAGTTGCTACATTAGAAAAAGTATTACCACCAGGTGTGCATTTGTACCCTATCGGTAGTGCAGGTCATAAAGAAATCAGTTCTGATATTGACGCATTGATTGATGCAGAAGAATTGATGAAAGCGTTTCCCGCAAAAGAATTAAAACTAAGTCGTAAAGCATTAGAAGATTACTTCAAAGAAAAAGGTATGTCAGCAGCACGTACAGGCGTTAGCGTACACGTTGGTGTTCCTACTGGTGTAGGTGATGAAATTGTTCAAGTCGATTTAATGGCAGTTGAGAACGCAAGAGCGGCGCAGCCATTACATACACACGATTATACAGATAGTACAATGAAGGGCGGCACATTACATGCAATGTGGGCTGACTTGGCAAACATGAGTTCATTGCCTGGTCATCAAAGTCTAATGATGAGTCCTTATAAAGGATTACTAGACCGTGAGACTAAAGAGTTGGTTGCTAACGACAAAGATAAGATTGCTAAAATTATAATCGGTCCTACAGCTACAGCAAATGACATGGGTAACCCAACTAAGATGATGAAAGCATTAGAAAAGTACCCAGAGAAATATAAAGCAATCAAAGAAAAATACTTTGCAGCACCTACTGTACAAGAATGGTTCCGTAAAACATTGGATATTTTAAAATGAAAGTAACACAAGTACTATCAGAAGCAGCGAAGCCAACAGTTGGTCGCAAATATCAACACATTGAAGATTTAGTGTTGAGCAATGGTAGTCATGGTGCCATGCACGCCATTGAGCGTTTAAGTCACATGGGTGAAGAAGGTGGCACAATTGAGTTAAAGTGGGACGGCATGCCTGTTGTATACTGGGGCCGTGATGAAGAAGGTAACTTTAGTATGATTCCTAAGAATGCTTGGGCATACTTAAAGAGTGGCAAGACTCAAACAGCAAGTGGTGCACCTACAGTAATGCGTAGCCCTGACGATGTAAAGAAGTTTGTGTTAGGCACAGGCTCAGGTGATCCTAAAGCTAGACAACAATTTGCTAATCAGTTTGCTAGTTTATGGCCTTACTTTGAAAAGATTAGTCCTAAGCAAGGTTACTTAGAAGGTGGGCTATTGTTTTATCCAGGTACAAAACCTGATGGTCAATCGGCGATGCCTGTGTTAAACAAAGAGACAAATACATATGACTTTCAACCTAACATTACTACATTTCATATCCCAGTAGATAGTGAATTGGGTAAACAGATTCCAAAATCTAAGATGATGGTTGCTGTTACGGGCTATTATCCTAGTTTAGGTTCTAGTGATGAACAAAGATTCCCAGATGCAGAAAAATTAAGTGTACCAGGAGTTATCGTTCAAGGTACAACATATGTACAAGAACCGCAAGAAATCGACAAACAAACACTTGCTAACTTAGAAGCATTTATCAAAAAGAACAGTAAGTTAATTGACAACTATCTAGCACCTAAGCCAGGATTAAGTAATCCAGCAGGTGAATTGTACACATATCTAAACAAACATTTACGCACTGAAGGATTAACAAGAGATTTCCCTGAGTGGGCTAAAGCTAATCTAAGTGACAAGAAAGCACAAACATTATTATCAGATGTTAAGGGTATGCAAGCTACATTGGGTGCTGTTGAAGGCATTATGAATGTCAAAGAAAAATTGATAGCTTCATTATCGCAATCAACACACGGTGGCATTAAACAAACTAAGCCTGAAGGTTATGCACAAGCACACCCAGGTAAGCCTTTCAAGTATGACATACCAGGACAGTTTGTTAAAACAATCAGCCAACAAACATGGAGTCCTAAGGAATCAGTAATGAACGAAGCGAAAGGTCAACAGTCAGCAGTATTAGGTTGGGGTCGTGGTATGGGACATACTGGACACGATGCATTAGTTTCAGCAGTTATACATCAAGCAGGAAAAACAGGTGCAACACCTTTCTTTGTTGTAAGTCGTAGCTTTGGTAAAGATGATCCTATTCCTCCTGAGACAAAACTAAAAATGTATCAGAAGAAATTTCCTAAGTACGCAAAGATTTTTAGATTGCCTAGTCCTGACAAGCCAACACTAAATGATGTGTTAGCTGATATGGGTGCTAAAGGTTATGACAATGTTACATTAGTTGTAGGTGCTGACCAAAAAGATGCATTTGGTTATTTGACTAGACCAGATAAGAGTGGCATCGAACCATACAAAAAGTTTGGTCTTGACAGTATGCAAGTAATGAGTAGACAAGATACACAAGCTCCTGGTAGTGATCCTAATAAACCAGATTACCATGAAGGTCCTCGTGCAACTCCAATGCGTCAAGTATTAATGGATCCTAGCAAGAGTGAAAAAGAACAATTTGCTGTATGGAGACAGTCTATGAGTCCGTCATTAAGTGATGCAGAAGTTTTAAGTATGATGCGAACAGCAAAAGAAAACTTAGCTAAGTTTAATTTACCAAAAGCTAAAGGTAACAAATTGAAAGAGTTTATTGAAAAGTACAAGCAATTGTTGGAACATGCAACACCTGAACAAAAGGTTAAAATCTACCAGCAACTGAGTGAAGCTAAAAGCAGAATCATTGCTAGGACAGCTAAAGACTTAGAAAACCCTCCTAAGGTAATGCAACATCGTGCAAAGCGTGATATGGAACGTGACGAACAATTAAAGTATAGAGATATCTCAAAACGCGATGATGACGAATTTGTAACAGCAGACCCAGAAACTGACAGATTGATGAGATATGTCAAACAACATTATCCCAATGCAAGTACAAAACAGCAAGCATTTATTAAGTTTGCCCAACGTGCATTAATGCACAGCCAAGAAGAAGATAAAAAGCAAGATCAGGAAATCGAGCAATTGCAACAAGAAGTGGACAAAATCAAACAAACTATTGATACTGCAAAGGTTGCCGAAAGTATCGATTACCTAGAAGAAAAATAATTTGACTCCCCTTTACTGATGTAAATATTTACATCTTTAAAGAGGACCAAATGGCAACAAAGAAAACAACTACTACGAAAGCTGCTGCAAAGGCAGCAAAACCAAAAGCAGAAAAGAATGTTCCTGTAGAACAAGTACAGGAACTAGCTGAAGAAGCTAAAAAAGAAGCTGCGCCTGCACAAGGACAAGTTCAAGTTAACGTAGATTTTCTACGCACTACACGTGTACACATAGCAATGCCATGCTACGGTGGCATGTTGACTGAATCAACATTTATGAGTTTCATTAAATGGGCAAACACAGCCCGACAGCTTGGTATCGATTGGACTCTCGAAACCATGGTCAACGAATCTCTCATCAGTCGTGCTAGAAACACACTAACTGCTAAATTCTTAGACATGCCTGAAGCAACACATTTGTTCTTTGTCGATGCAGATATTGGTTGGGAACCATGGCACTTGTTAGTATTATTGAACCGTGACGTTGATGTTATTGGTGGTCTATACCCAATGAAGACTATGCCCATCAAGTGGGTTGTTAACGGATTCGAAGGTGCAGAAGAAGGACCAGATCAACTACAGGAAGTATCTAAAGCAGGTACAGGTTTCTTACTAATGAAGAAGCACGTGTTTGAAAAGATGAAGGCTCATCCTGCAGTCAAGCAATATAAAAACGATATCGGATTAGATCCTAAATTTGATAATCACTTAAAGACTTACTTTGATACAGCAGTTCGCCAAAACCGTTACTACAGTGAAGACTGGACATTCTGTGAAAACTGGCGTGATCTAGGCGGTAAGATTTGGGTTGATAAGCGAGTATTATTGCGTCACTCAGGTAGCTATGTATTCTGTCAAGAAAATCAACAACACTTGATGAATACAATTGGACCTATGTACTTGGATGAGCAAGTCAAAGCAGGTAAAGTTAAATTAGTTGACCAAAACGGTAACGAAATAGCTCAGTAAAATTAGCCCCGAAAGGGGCTTTTTTAATGGGTAAATAATTTCACTTTGTCACAGTATTGTCACAATTCTTCTAGTAAATATTTGTGTAATACAAACACACAAGGAGAATATTACATGAAAAAACTGACAACACTTTTAGGTGCATTGTTAATATCAACAGTCGCATTCAGTGCGGACATTACAGGCGCTGGCGCGACTTTCCCGTATCCAGTTTATGCTAAGTGGGCTGAAAGCTATAAGAAAGCAACTGGAAATAATTTAAATTATCAAAGCATCGGTAGTTCAGGTGGTATCAAACAAATTAATATGAAAACTGTTGACTTTGGAGCAAGTGATGCACCAGTCAAAGGTGAAGATTTAGATAAGAACAATCAAGTACAGTTCCCTACAATTATAGGTGGAACAGTTCCTGTAATTAACTTAGAAGGTTTCAAACCAGGTGAGTTAAAGATTACTGGCCCTGTACTAGCAGAAGTATATCTAGGTACAATCACTAAATGGAATGACAGCAAGTTAGTTGCACTAAATCCAGGAAAAAAATTACCTGATACAAATATCACAGTAGTTCATCGTGCTGATGGCAGCGGAACAACATTCAACTTTACAGACTACCTAGCAGCAGTCAGTAAAGAGTGGAGTGACAAAGTAGGTAAGGGTGCTGCTGTCAAGTGGCCAGCTGCAAGCAGTGTAGGTGGTAAAGGCAATGAAGGTGTTGCAGCTAACGTTAATAGAGTTAAAGGTGCGATTGGTTACGTAGAGTATGCGTATGTCAAAAAGAACAATATGAATTATCTACAGTTACAAAATCGTGCAGGTAAATTCGTTGACCCAGACGATACTACATTTGCTGCCGCTGCTGACGGTGCTGATTGGTTTAGTGTTCCTGGTATGGGTGTAAGCATTGTGGATCAAAAGGGTCAAAATGCTTGGCCTATCTCTAGTGCTAGCTTTGTGATTATGTACAAAAATCCAGACAATAAAGCAAGAAGCCAAGAAGTATTAAAGTTCTTTGACTGGGCGTTTAAGAATGGCAAGAAAGATGCTACAGACTTAGATTATGTACCATTACCAGACAGTCTAACAAAACAGATACGTGAAAGAGTTTGGAGTCAAATTAAGTAAAATAGCCCCGAAAGGGGCTTTTTTAATGGATTCGCTAAATACAAGAAGGAGAACAAAATGTCTTGGTTTAGGCACAGACCACCAAAATATCCCCCACTTCCAAAGCAACCTATTCCTGAAAACAAACAACCTAAACAGTAAATAATTGCATAAATACATATTATGCAATTAAACGAACTACACAGTTTTAAACTTTCAGATGCGGTTACTTTTCACGATGAACTCAACCCTAAACTATGGGCTGGGCAGAAATTGCGTCCTAAAGTTAAAAAACAACTATTATTGATAGCACAGGATTTTATAGAAGAACTAGGCATCCACGATTTAGATGTTAAGGATATCACAGTATCAGGTTCAAACGCTGCATATAGCTACACAAAGCACTCAGATTTAGATTTACACATTCTTGTAGACTTAGGCAACTTGCCACAAAATGAAGTCTATAAGGAATTATTCCAAGCTAAAAAATCAATTTATAACGACAGTCACGATATTACTATCCACGGGGTTCCAGTAGAATTATACGTACAAGACGCCAGAGAACCAGTCGTAAGTCTAGGTGAGTACAGTATATTGAATGATAAATGGCTTAGAATCCCCACTAAGCGTAGAGCAAATTTTGACCAAACCGCCTCAAAAGCAAAATACGATAAATTATTAGATATCATAAAACGAGCATTAAAATCCAGTGACATAGATAAAGTTAATAAAGTACTAAAGAAAATAAAACAATATAGACAAGCAGGGTTAGATAAGGGAGGCGAGTTTGGTCCCGAGAATTTAGCATTTAAAGCATTGCGTAGTCAAGGATATATTCAAAAACTTTATGCACTTAGAGACAAGTTACATAGTGAAATTTTAACTATTGAAACTATGTATAAGAAGCCAGAACAAAATAAACTTAAAGACAAACTATCTAAAGAGTTTTCTAAGATTGCCGATGAAGATTATGATCCAAACGGTCCTCCACCTGGACCAGAATTCAAACCTACTATGCCAGCTGGTACAGTAAAGGTAGATGTAAGTGATGTTTATGACTGGTATAAACTAGGACAACATATCAGCAACTTAAAAGGATTAGGTCACCATGACTTTGGTCAAGGTCCACCAAGCACTATAATGTCATTTGGCAGCGAACCAGAAGAACACGAGTACATACAAGATTTAGAAAAAACGGGTCTTACAACAACTGATATTGATCCATTAGATAAGAATCAACCTAAGGGCATGAAGCGTCAGAAGGTTGATCCTACATATAATGTAAATGAAAAGATTAATCCAGAAGTAGTTAAAAAAGACTTTCACGCTGAAAAAGAAATTGACATTAAAGATGTAGGTCCATTAAAGTTAGTAGCTCAAAACGTTACGGATGAATATCCTCAACAGTTTAGAATTGATGTAATTACACCTGACGGTAAAAAGATAGGATATTTTAGATTCGTTGTGCATGACTATGAACCTGAACCTAAGTATAAAATATTCAGCAAATTTGCCAAGAAAAAAGACCCATATGTATTAGCTGGCAATGTCAGTGTTTGGAGTGAATATCAAAAGAAGGGTATCGCAACAGAAGTCTATAAGTGGGTCAAATCAATGGGCAATGATATTAGACCTAGCGGCACACAAACTCCTGCAGGTAAAGCAATGTGGAAGGGTTTTGAGAAAAATGCTTCTATTGAAGAAGATGATACATTACGATTTGCTAGTGAAAAAACACCTCCAGTAAATCCATATGGTGGTTTAAAAGACAATCAATTTCGTGGTTCAATAGCAGAAGCATTCGACCAACCCTACCCCATTAAATGGGAAAAGAGTGAGTATGGTGATTATGATGCAATGACAAAACTCCCAGATGGTACCCCATTGACCATCATGTTTGACCATGAGTCACCTGACGATGTTGTTATTACATTTTGGAGAAATAACAATCTAGAATTAACAGGTGAAGGTGACGCTCAAAGAGTATTTGCTACTGTACTACACGCCATACAAGAATTCTTGAAAATGGAACAACCGACAAATATATCATTCTCTGCTAGTAAAGAAGTTGAGCCTGGACAGAATGAAATGAGTAGAGCTAAACTATATGATAGACTAGTAAAACGCTATGCTCAACAATGGGGGTATAATGCACAAGCTATTGACCGTGATGAAGGTGTTGTGTTTAAATTGACTAGAAAGCAGAATGTAGCAGAAGCCTCAGGATACATCCCTAGCGAAAAAGAGAAAAACGATCCTCGTTTTAAAACAGCATTAACAGTAGATGTTAAGCCCGACAGTATCAAAAAGAACGCAAAAGCGTTTTACAGCAAAGTAAGTCGTGCAGGTATACCCCCAACAGCGAGACCCGATGGGAAGTTCTAATAGTTTAGTATTTTGATAAATACTATATAACTTTGGAATTCCTATGAAAATCAATCAAATAATTACTGAAACTTCTGCAGGAGCTACTGGCTCAGGTTCTGTAGCTACAGTATCAAGTCCCTTAGGCGCAACTAAAACAAGAAACGCTAGTATCTACGGAGATCAAAAAGTAGGTAGTTTATTCAAGGGCAAGAAAACAAGTAAACCATTCGCTAATTCAATTACAGAAGGTGCTGTAAAGCAACTTTCTATGGATTTAAAAGGTGGTCCTGATGGTTTATCAGACGAAGAATTCAAAAAGAAGTATGGCAAGACTAAGGCTGAAGTTCGTAAAGAAATGAAAAATAAGCCTGAGCCTGTCAAAGAAGCTGACTTACATGAAGAAGATAAGATTATTGCTGTAGGCAAAGGTCATAAGCTAAAGCCTGGATTGTTGAGTAAACCTGAAAATTCAATGAACCCCACAGATACAGTTAAATTAGATGTTCCATTATTAATCAGATTATTAGAATACGCAAGAGAAGACGCTAACACTGATATGGATCTACATGACCTAGCAGAGAAATTAGTTGCTAGAGGTAGTCGTGGTAAAACACTAAGCATGAAAGATTATGAACATGTCATTGATGAAATGTCTCCAGGTGGTGTCATCGCAGGTGGCATGGCAAATGAATCAGAAAAAGTTAATGAAAAAGCTGTAAGCAAAAAACAACAAAAATTCATGGGCATGGTACATGCTGTACAAAAGGGTGATATGAAGGCTCCTAGCAAAGAAGTTGCTAAAGTAGCTAAATCAATGCCAAAGAAAGCAGCAAAAGATTTTGCTAAGACAAAACACAAGGGTCTTCCCGAGAAAGTAAAGAAAGATTAATATGAGCAACATTGTCAAAGGTTTAACCGAAGCTGTTGATATTGCAGCCATGCAGCAAGAGTATAGAACTCGCAAGGCTGACATATTAAAAAATATAGATGCATACTCAAAGAAGTATGGTATTCCTGCTGATGACAAATACTTTGCTGAAAAAGTAATGCAAGCACAGGATGATGAGGCTCAACGTGCAAAACAGCAAGCAAGTACTGATGCTGCAAAACAACAACAGCAAGCTAGTATGCAAGCTGACAAACAAAATGTTGAACAACTAAAAGCACAACTAGCACAGTTACAAAAAGGCTTTGATCCTAACTATCAATACAGCGATGACTATTCATTTGTAAGTAAGCAGCAAAGAATTGCTGACCAAATCAGTCAACTAAAAAAGCGTATCAGCAATGCTGAAGGTATGAACGAAACTAAAGAAGCTGACTATGGTCCTAAATTTCAATCAGCGGTTCAAGCGTTAAAGCAAATGGCTAAACAAGGTGAACGCAAAACTGTTTGGGATCCTGTAAAGCGTGTATATAAAACTGTTCCAGTCAATACACCCAAGAAAGAAGAAGGTGTGGCGGAAGAACAAGTAGATGAAAACTTACGCAAATGGTTCAAAGAAAAATGGGTAAGATTTGGTCCAGATGGTAAGATTCGCGGTGCTTGTGCTAGAGGTGATGATAGTGAAGGTAAGCCAAAGTGTTTGCCACAAGCTAAAGCGCATGCCTTAGGTAAGAAGGGCCGTAAGTATGCGGCTGCTAAAAAGCGTAGAGAAGATCCTAATCCAGAACGCAGAGGTCCTGCTAAGAATGTTGCTACTAAGAAAAAGAGTAACGAAGGTGCATTAGACAATGCTAGTCCAACGACTAAAGAAACGATGCTACAAGATAAGATTAATAGTCTAAAGAATCTTATTGCAATAGCTAAAGAACAAGGTCGCGGAGTAAGAGTCCAAGAACTTGAATTAGCGTTGAACAAGTTACAAGATAAGTTAGACGAAGCATGTTGGAAAGGCTATCACAAAGAAGGTATGAAAACTATGTTTGGTAAGAAATATCCAAACTGTGTAAAGAATACCAACGAAGAACAAGAGGTCGAAGAAGCACAGCAATGCCCAGAATGCGGTGGACCTATGTTCAGTGAGTTGTTAATCAACGAAAAGAAAGATGCTTGCTACTATAAAGTAAAGAGCCGTTATAAAGTATGGCCTAGTGCTTATGCAAGCGGTGCACTAGTTCAGTGTCGTAAAAAAGGCGCTAACAACTGGGGCACAAAGAGTGAAAGTATTGAAGAAGAACAGATTGATGAAAAGTGGAGTCAAAAATACAAAGACAGCATCAACTGTAGCAATCCTAAAGGCTTCAGTCAAAAAGCACATTGCGCTGGCAAGAAGAAAAACGAAAGTGCCATTATGAAAGGCCTTAAATAATGAAAGATTATGACTTCTATTGGAATTTAAAAGGATACCCAAGATAATGTTATCAGACAATTTAAAAGTGTTACTAGCAAGCACACAGAGTTTTGCTATTAAAAGTCAAAATTTTCATTGGAACGTAGAAGGTTCCAACTTTCCGCAATACCACGAGTTTTTTGATAACTTATACGGTGATGTAGCAGGTACTATCGACAAGATTGCAGAATATATCAGAATACTAGGCCATTACACACCCGGTAGTTTAACTCGTTACAGTCAGTTATCAATCATTCAAGACCAAACAAAGATTCCTCGTGCTGAACTAATGTTCGCTGAAACATTGCAGGATTGTGAAACAATGCTTCAATTAGTAACAGCAATGTTTGATGAAGCTGCTAACGAGAACCAACACGGCATTGAAAATTATATGGCTGAATTACAAGACTTGTACGGCAAAAAGGCTTGGTTCATTCGTAGTATTTTGAAAAAAGAGCGTGAATGAGAGCCACAGAGTTTATTACTGAAGACAAAAAGATAGCCAGGTACAATGGTTTGATTATGGGGTATGCCTTCAACAATAGCGCATTAAAAATCAAAGCATATGATCCTGCTACTAAAACTCCATTGGCTTTCGTAGAATTTGTTAAAGAAGATAAAGAATTATATCCACAAATGCTTTGGGTCCATGATGACCATCGCAATCGTGGCATTGCTAAGTCAATGTATGACTTTCTAAAGAACGAAGGTTACGTTATTAATAGAAGTCACGACCAAACTAATGCTGGTAGTAGATTCTGGGATAAACATCGCGGTGAAGATGCATATGTTTGGGAAGCAACTGAAGTAATTGATGAGATGCCTCTCCCGGCTGATTGGGACCCAGAGCAGATGCGTCAGCAAAAAACTACATTCAAGTCAAGATTACAGTATGCCTTAGACCGTGCTAAGAAATTAGGTACTGGATCTAGTCGTGTTGCTACTATCATTGAATATGAAGGTCGTCCTACAGTATTAAAAATTGCTAAGAACCAAAAAGGCTTAGCACAGAATAGTGTTGAAGCAAGTATATTAGATGATGGTTATGCTAGCCAAATGGGCATACTAATCCCATTGATTGACTATGATGAACAGAATCGTGAACCAAGTTGGATTCATACTGAAATGGCTACTAAGGCAAATGAAAAGCAATTGTGTAGTTTGTTAAAATGTCCTAGTTTAACTTTCTTAGTGAACTACGCAACATCAATTACAGGTAAAAAACGCTATCTAGGATTACCTCAAGGTTATGCAGATAAATTACGAGAGCAAGGCATGAGTGACGATGACATTGAAACCTGTTCCGAGTATGCAAACAAACTTGCTGAATTGAATAGTTCATTTGATGTTGAGTTAGGAGACTTTACTAGAGCCGCAAACTGGGGCATATATAAAGGCAATCCTGTCATTGTTGACGTTGGATTTAACAGCAATGTCTTGCAACAATATTATAAAAGATGAGAGCTACTGAGTTTATAACTGAATTATTCAAACCCGGTAAGAACTGGGAATGGGGATTTCGTGGCAGTGAAGAAGCAACTGCTTATTTCACTGTTGGTGGCGTTAACTATCTATGGTATGCATACACGTATTTGAAACATGATCCAACACGTTGGGAAATTATATTTCGAGTAAAGCGTGATGACGAGCATGAAGGCAACAAAGATTTGTTTGGTAAGACAGGTACTGGAAATTCAGCAGAAGTAATGTCAACTGTTGTAGATATTACTAGAAACTTTTTAGAAGAATACGGTAACAAAGTTTTAGAAATCACATTTTCATCTAAAGGTGATTCACGCACCGGATTGTATGCTAAAATGGTTAAACGTCTACTACCCAACTGGGACATAAAAACTAGAGAGTCTAGTAACGGAACAGAATTTTTACTTATAAATCCCAAAGCATATGAATTAGGTGAAGAAACAGCACAAAGTCCGTGGCGTTGGACTGGAAACGAAGTGTTTAGAAAAATAGATTCAACAATGACCTCAAGGGATGTACCATGAAAAACTTACTAATAACATTATTACTATTACCAACATTAGCATTTGCACAAAAGCAACCACAAGGTGTTATGTATGATGCAAATATACTAAGAGCAAGTGATGGTGATACTGTTGTTATTGAAGCTCCATTCTTACCAGCACCATTGAAGAAAGAATTGGCTGTTCGTATCTACGGTGTTGATACTCCTGAAAAAGGATTCAGAGCAAAATGTCCTGCTGAGGATGCTCGTGGTCAGGCAGCAAGTAAGTTTACAAAAGAATTAATCAGTGCCAGTCAAAAGCGCCAAGTTGTGTTATATGATTGGGATAAGTTTGGTGGTCGTGTTTTAGGTGATATTATACTAAACGGTCAAAGTCTACGTTCAGCATTAATTGCTAACGGATACGCACGTGAATATTATGGGGATGCAAAGCAATCCTGGTGTAACTAATACCCAACCTTAGGGCCCGTTGTCGTACGGTAATGCGTCCGCGATATTTCACTAGCCCGCGTTAGTGGCTCCCGTATAAAGTAAGCGGGGATAAATACATATATGCGTTACTCTGAAATACATGAAGCTCCTGAAATAGAATTAGCTAAGAAGTTACCTTCTTTGGCTAAACACGACTATGATACCATTGATAAATTAATGCGTAAAGTAGCCAGCAAGCATAAGATAACAGGTAAAGCATTACATGATTTATTTGTACGCAAGTTTCACAGCACTCCAGACGATTGGATCAAGTCTAAATTAGATGAGAATACAACTTGTGATTTACAAGATGAAGTAGATAAATTTGTAAAATGGGCAGCACCCAGACTACATCTAAAAACAATACCCAAAATAGAACTAAGTATGGACACCGAGGAGGCACAAGATGGTCACCACACAGGTCGTCATACCGAAGGAACTAACGAAGTTTGGGTATACGCAAAGAACCGTAACTTAGTAGATATCCTTAGAACCGTTTTCCACGAAATGGTTCATTGTCGCCAAAGTGAATTAAACATGATTCAGCCAGGTGACAGCTATCCAGGTAGCCCAATTGAGGTGATGGCCGATGCACTTGCTGGAAAATACATTAAAGTATACGGTAAAGATAACCATCACATCTTTCAATAAAATACATTCTATGCTATACTGCATAGATGATTAAACTACTAGTCCCATTACCCAAACAAATTACTGTAGCCTGCAGCGGCGGTGTGGACAGTATGGCTGTAGTTGACTTTCTCAAACGAAAGCACGATGTAACCATTGCGTACTTTCATCATGGAACTGAACATGGTGAGAAGGCATTTTCGTTTGTTGCAAACTATTGTGCTGACAACAATCTTCCCATGATGTTTGGTCAATGTCGTAGCGAAAAGTGTAAAACAGAATCACAGGAAGAATATTGGCGCAGAGAACGCTATGACTTCTTTAAAGATTTGGGCCCAGTCATCACATGCCATCATTTGGATGATTGTGTTGAAACATACATTTGGTCAAGTCTACATGGTACACCCAAAGTTATCCCTCTAACTCGCAACAACGTATTGCGTCCATTCTTAACCACACGCAAAGACGAATTCAAAAGTTGGTGCATTAGGCACGATGTATCTTGGATCGAAGACGAATCCAATCAAGATACCAAATACATGCGTAACTATGTACGTAATGTATTGATGCCACAGGCACTGCATGTTAACCCAGGGCTGCACACTTTGGTCAAGAAAATTATTGAAGGTAAGCAAAATAGTTGACTTTGTTACACACACCAACTATACTAATTAATATTTTAAGGAGAAGTGAATGTCATCACGCACATTTAATAACGAAGCGAAAATCAAACTAACACAATTGGTCAACGAAGGCATTGCAACGATGCACGAGATTGACACACTGCAAGGTGGTCTTAATGACACAATCAAAGCAGTTGCAGAAGAATTGGAAATCAAACCAAGCACACTTAAAAAAGCTGTACGCACAGCATTCAAAGCAAGTCTAACACAGACTAACCAAGACAACGAAGAACTCAACACAATTTTGGAGACAGTTGGTAAAACTCTATGAGTTATGTAGACGCTATACACGACCGTGATAGTGATAGGATCTTTGTAGTTGAACGTGACGAAAAACAAAACCGTCAGTTCAAAGAATATCCTGCAAATTATACGTTTTATTATCCTGACAATAAAGGAAAGTTCCGCAGCCTTTATGGAACTCCTGTCAGTCGTTTTAGTACACGCAAACGTGCAGAGTTTGAAAAAGAACGTAGGATTCATTCAGGTAAGGAATTATTTGAATCTGATATCAACGTAGTGTTTAGATGTTTGTCGGACAACTATCTTAAAGTTGAACCTCCAAAACTTCACACTTGCTTTTTCGACATTGAGGTAGACTTTGATCCTGAAAAGGGTTTCAGTCCCACTGATGATCCATTTAATCCAGTAACAGCTATCTCATTGTATTTGGACTGGCAAGACACATTGGTAACATTGTGTGTTCCTCCTAAACATATGAGCAAGGAAACTGCACAAGAAATTGTTGGGCGTTTTGAAAACACTATTTTGTTTTACAGCGAAATAGAAATGTTTGAAACGTTCTTTGCTCTAATTGAAGATGCTGATGTGTTAACTGGCTGGAACTCAGAGGGCTATGATATTCCCTACATGGTCAATCGTGTCACTAGAGTTATGTCTAAAGATGACACACGCAAGTTCTGTCTATTAGGACAACTTCCTAAGCCAAGAAAGTATGAACGTTTCGGTAAAGAAGAAACAACATATGATTTGATTGGTCGTATTCACATGGACTATTTGCAGTTGTATAAAAAATACAACTATGAAAGTCGCCATAGTTATAAACTCGACGCCATTGGTGAAATGGAAGTCGGTGAAAACAAAACACAATATGAAGGTACTCTTGACCAACTATACAATAAGGACTGGCAAAAGTTCTTAGAGTATAACAGACAAGATACAATGCTATTGGTTAAGATTCATAACAAACTAAAGTTCTTGGATCTTGCTAACGCACTAGCACATGAAAATACTGTGTTGTTACCCACTGTCATGGGTTCAGTTGCTATGATTGAAATGGCAATTATGAACGAAGCACATGAACGTGGACTAGTTGTTCCAGATAAAAAACGAAAGGTAGAAAATGCAGATGAAGTCCAACAAGCGGCAGGTGCCTATGTTGCTACGCCCAAAAGAGGAATGCACGAGTGGGTCGGAGCAGTCGATATCAACTCGCTCTATCCCTCGACTATTCGTGCCCTCAACATGGCACCAGAAACAATTGTCGCCCAAGTCAGACAAACACTAACTGACAAATACATGAAAGACAGGGGTATGGAACTTGCCCGTGAAAAGAAGTATTACAAAGACGGTGATGATGACGTTACTGGCGCGATTCTATGGGAAGGATTGTTTGGTGCGTTAGAGTACGAAGCAATTATGAACCAAGAACGTGGCACTATTCTAACAGTTGACTATGAAGATGGTCGCAGTGTAGAAATGAGTGCGGCTGAGATATGGAAGATGATTTTTGATAGTCATAAACCATACATGCTTAGTGCGAACGGTACAATCTTTACGTATGAGAAAGAGGGTGTGATTCCCGGTCTACTCACACGTTGGTATAGTGACCGTAAAAGTATGCAGAAAAAACTTAAAGAAGCAACAACTGATGCTGATAAAGAGTATTGGGATAAGCGACAACTGGTTCGCAAGATTTTGCTTAACTCTGCATATGGCGCACTATTGAATGAGCATTGTAGATTCTACGACAAGCGCATTGGTCAGTCAGTTACACTAAGTGGTCGTCAGATTGTGAAACACATGATGAGCCAAATCAACTTAGTTGTTGCTGGTGAGTATACTCACACTGGACCTGCAATTGTTTATGGTGACACTGACAGTTGTTATTTCAGTGCGTATCCAATCTATAAAGAAATGATTGAGAATGGTGAAATGGAATGGAACAAAGATGTTTGTATTCAAGTCTATGACGCTATCGCTGAAGAAGCCAACAGCAGTTTCCCTGCATTCTTAGAAAAAGCATTTCATGCACCTCGCAAGAATGGTGAAATCATCAAAGCTGGTCGTGAACTGATTGGTGATCGCAGTATCTTTATTACTAAAAAGCGTTATGCTATCAATATCTTTGATAAAGAAGGTAAGCGTAAAGATAAAGATGGTAAGTTAGGTGATATCAAGGCTATGGGTCTTGACTTGAAACGTGCTGATACTCCTAAATATGTTCAGGAATTCTTAATGAATGTATTGAGTATGGTTATTCAGCAAGGTAAGGGTCGTGAAGAAGTTATTGAGGCAATCAAAGACTTTAAGCGCAATTTGTCTGAGCAAGATTCTTGGACTAAAGGTTCACCTAAGTCTGTTAACAACTTGACTAATCATACTAATACTTGGGAAAAGACAGGTAAGTGTGGTGTCGGACATGCGTTAGCAGCTATCAACTGGAATTATTTGCGTAGATTAAACAGTGATAACTACTCCATGAAGATTGTTGATGGTATGAAAATTGTTGTATGTAAACTTAAATCTAACCCAATTGGTATGACAAGTATTGCATATCCAACAGATGAATTGCGACTACCAGATTGGTTCAAACAGTTACCATTCGATGATGAACTCATGGAACAAACACTCGTTGATAAGAAGGTTGAGAACTTATTGGGTGTGTTGGATTGGGACTTGAGTAGCAATACAGACGTTAAATCAACATTTGATGATTTATTCGTATTTGGTTAAATTGAAGTTGACTTTCGCATTATATTCCATCATAATACGCATTACAACTTCCTAAATATATAGGACATAAAGGAAAAACATGAAAGACCATTTAAAAGATTTGATTGACCATACATATGGTTTAGGCAACATTGACTTGATTAAGATTACTGGAACAGATAAAGAAACTCTTATCAATGCAATTGCTGATGACAAGAGTGTGGTTATCAGCGGCTCATTCAAAACACCTATCGCTGATTTCATCGGTGTGTTTGGTATGCCTAACTTGAGCAAACTAAAGACAATTATCGGTTTCGATGAATACGATAATGAAGCTAAAATCAACGTTAACAGAACTCAGCGTGACGGTGTTGATGTTCCATCAACTATTCACTTTGAAACAAAGAACGGTGACTTCTTAAATGATTATCGTTTGATGACAAAAGCAATCGTTGAAGAAAAAGTTAAGAGCGTGTTATTCAAAGATCCGCCCTGGAACGTTGAGTTTGAGCCAACTGTTGCAGGTATTCTACGTCTAAAGAAACAAGCAAGTGCTAACAGTGAACAAGAAAACTTCACTACAAAAACAGATGGTACAGACTTGAGAATCTATTTCGGTGACCCAAGCACACACAGTGGTAACTTTGTGTTTCACTCTGGCATTCAAGGTTCACTGTCTCGTAGCTGGATGTGGCCTGTAAAGCAGTTCCAAGCAATTATGGATCTTGTTGGTGACAAGAAAGTTCGTATCAGTGATGCTGGTGCTACTGAAATCACTGTTGACAGTGGTATGGCAACATATCGTTATCTACTTCCTGCACAGGCAAAATGATTGATTATATTGTTGGTGGCGAGTTCCTAAATGTTTCTAGTAACAAAGGTGCTATGCCTTATATCAATATGAGCAGTACTACACCCATGGTAGGAATGTTGAGTTATGATGCTAGTAGTCAAAACATGAAAGTGTATGACGGTAGTAGTTGGCAAACACTAGGTGGTGGTAGTGCTAATGTTCAGTTAACTGGGCAAGCTATTAGTATCCTCAAGTGGGCTGAAAAGAAGATGCAGGAAGAAAAAGAACTGATTGCATTAGCAGAACAGAATCCTACAATCAAAAACTTAGTTGACCAAATGAATAGCAGTATTGCTGACTATCAGCATAAAATTGCTATGGTGAAAAATCTAATAAAAGAAGAAGAAAAAGTTGAAGCAAGTTAATCTTTCAAGTCAGCAAAAGCCAGACTGGGCACTGTTCTTACCAGCAGTGTCTAGTTTTTACATTTCTGGATTAGGCAAACAACGCAAAGGTGAACAATACTTTGATGCTGCACGTATACCTGCGGCATTTAATGGTGACGTTGAGAAACTAAACTTTCTTAACAGTAAAGAAGGACTCTACACATACAAGTGGGGTCTATATTCTGCAGGTCATGCTAACTTAGATCCTACCAAAGATGATCCTAGTGAAAGTATTATACGTGAGCGTGAAAATGGTACATTCATGCTGGGTGATTCAGGTGGTTTCCAGATTCTAAAATGTCAATGGCCTGCTGATTGGAAAGATCCCAATTGCCCACGTGCTATGGCTAAGCGTCAGCAAGTGTTGAAATGGATGGATACATACATGGATTATGGTATGTGTTTGGATATTCCTTCTCAGTCCTTAACGACCTTCCATATCAAGGATCCTAAGACTGGTAAATCAGCACACGGTATCAGTACAATTGAAGAAGCAATAGCAGCTACCCATATCAATAACGAATACTTTATTAAGAACCGTAATGGTAACTGTAAGTTCTTAAATGTGTTGCAAGGTCGCAATCATACCCAAAGTGATGATTGGTATCGTGAAATGAAGAAGTATTGCGATCCAAAAGTCTATCCAGATAATCACTTTAATGGTTGGGCATTTGGTGGTCAAAACAAGATTGACGTACACTTGATGCTACGTAGACTTGTTGACATTATACATGATGGATTACTTGAAGAAGGTAAGCACGATTTAATTCACTGTTTGGGTGTATCGATACTAGAATATGCAGTATTGTTTACTGATATTCAAAAAGCTATTCGCAAGTATCACAACCCAAGTTTACATATCACGTTTGACTGTGCAAGTCCATTCTTTAGTGCAGCTAAAGGTCTAGCGTATTTCAACAACAGTTTCGAGCATGGTAAGAAGTGGGCATATGCTATGGAAAAAACTGCTGAGGATAAGAAGTATGGTGTAGCTTCAAATGGTGCACAAGGTGGTGATAGTCGTAAGTACAGTGATGCATGTTTGCAAGACGGTATCCATAAAGTCTTTACAGATAGTCCAGTAACTGACTTACTAACTATGAAAGATGTTTGTTATCGTGGTCAAGGTTTTATTAACCAACAAGGTAAGGAAACTAAAACCTCTTGGGATACACTAAGCTACACACTTATCCAAAGTCATAATGTCTATCAGCACATTGCCGCAGTACAAGAAGCTAACAGACGCTATGAACAAGGTATTATGCCCAAAATGGTTATGAATAAATTTGATAATTATCATTTCGGTGATATTATCGATGAAATCTTTAGCCTAAAAGACAGACAAAAGAGTTTAGATTTGATAAACTCATACAGTAGTTTGTGGATGCAAATGCAATCAGGTAGTCAAGGTATTAGTGGTAAGAAAACAGTTAATGCAATGACTATGTTTGACCAATTATTTGAAGTTGAAAATAACGATCCAGAAGTTGATGAAATCATTGAGGATAGTGATGACGAAATGCAAATAGCATTAGGAGAATAACATGCCATATAAACAACGAATTAAAAGTTTGGAAGAATCACATCGTTTAGTTGACAATCAATTGTTCCAACTAGAGAAGTCAGGAGTAGGTGATTCTGATAAAATTAAAAAACTACGTGAAACAAAGCAGAAATATCTAACAGAACTACAGCAACTGCGCCGTGCTCAATATGAATATGACCATGAGCGTGTCGATTTTGAGGACGACCGATAATGGAACAGAGAGAACAAATATTGTTTGAACAACGACAGCGAATTAAAGATAAAGCTAAACGCATGATTTTTGTTACCTTTCAGAAAGAAGGTATTCATATGTATCCTGCGGCAGCAACTGATCCTGCATTAAAGACAGGAGATCAGTATGATGTTAGCTTTCTAGGAACTCCACATCGTCACATCTTTCACTTTAACGTGGCGATTGAAGTATTTCACAATGACAGGGATATTGAATTCATTCAATTCAAGCGTTGGCTAGAGAACCTCTATGTTGGCGGTACACTTGAATTGAATTTCAAGTCGTGTGAAATGATTAGCGATGACCTCTATGAGCAAATCGCAAGTCGTTATCCCAATCGTAATATCGAAATTACCGTTTCAGAAGACGGGGAGAACGGTGCTACGATATACTATAATCTTAATCAACCTTATCAACAACTCGCTATTTAAAGGAATTTAATAAAATGGCAAAGCAAAAACTAACCGGTACATTCAGCACAGAAAATCAACTGTTTGAAGATTTGGAAAAATACTTGTCTTTCTGTCAGGACTTTGGTTACAAATATGACGAAGCAGAATTGTACAATCAACGAAGTTTCGTGTACCGACAGTTCCTAAAATTCACAACTGGTAAACCAGTTAAGGATCAATGGGCAGAACTAATCGCCCGAACATGATAAAAGGGGCTTGTCCCCTTTTACTACTTTTAGTATAATATAAGAATGCGTAAATTATTTTATATGGGCTTAGAGCCCTACAAAGCACGTTATACATTGCAATTGCAAGAGTGGAATGAGCGTGTATTTAAACGCCGCGGTATCGATTATGTTATTGTGCCCGGTGACACATTAACTAGTGACCAAGCAATTGTAACAGGTCAAGTATTAGATGCACACGGTCGTAGTTATTTTGGCATGAGTCAGTTAATGAATCTTGTTAAACTGATGAAAGAAGGACAAGTGACAAGTGAAGATGTTATATACTTTGAAGACATGTTCCAACCGGGCTTTGAGAGTTTGCCTTATATCCTTAATCAGGTTTCTGCACATCACGCTCCGAAGATTTATGTCCGTTGTCTTGCACAGTCTATTGATCCTGATGATTTTGTTCACGTTTGGGGAATGGCCAAGTGGATGGGCCACTACGAGAAAATGGTGTGCGAGGCAGTTCGCCAGAGCGGAGGCGCAATTCTGGCGACTAATGAAGAAATGGTCATGCACATGAAGATTGCAGGTTGGGAAGCACCGATCTACAACATCAGTGGTCTAGCATTTGGCAAAGACGAAGTTCGCAGTCGTGTTCAATCTATCAAGCCTTTCTTTGAAAGAGAAAATCGTGTTGTATTTGCCGCACGTTGGGATCAAGAAAAGCAACCTGACTTCTTCATGGATGTGATTGAAGAATATTACAAACGTTTCGACCAACAAAAAAAGTATACAACTTTTGCTGTTCTTAGTGGTGCACCATTACGTAGCAACAATCAAAGCTATATGGATCGTACATATAAAATGCGTAGTGAAGGTAAATTAGCAATTTATCAAGACCTTGATAAAAACAAATATTACGAATTGTTGAACGACAGTAAAGTAATGTTTAATTGTGCTTTACAAGATTGGGTAAGTAACACAGTAAGCGAGGCAGATGCATTGGGATGTAATGTTGTATATCCAGCTTATCGTTCATTCCCAGAAACATTTGCGAATGATGCAGACAGACTGTATGTTCCATGGTCTGTTGATGATGCCGCTATCAAACTTTACAAAGCAATACATGAACCACATCGTAATCAAGGTAAAATTTCTGATTACAATGATAAAACGATAGATAGAATTTGTGACATTCTTGAAGGCAAGGGTGACAAATATTTGCGTATGAGTACAGATTATCGTAAGCATACACGTGAGACAAAATACTAAGGAGAAACTATGTCCGCACATGATGATATTAAAACACAATTGGCAGCATACGAAGCTGAACATGAAAAGTTCGAAAAGGGCAACAGCGCAGCTGGTACGCGCGCCCGCAAAGCACTTGCTGAATTAGCAAAAGCAGTTAAGGCCCGCCGTAACGAAATTACTGCTGAGAAAGCTGCACGTAAAGAAGCAAAGGCTAAGTAATATGGCAACCCGCAAATCTAAAGAGGCTAGCGGGACCTGGCCTAAAATTGTTAAAGGTTCGCATCTTACCGTTACAACACATGAAGATGGACGTACTGAACTAGAATGGGATGACGAACAACTATTAAAAGAAGTTCGTGAGGCTTTTACTAGTGTAAAGAAACCTGCAGTAAAAGCGAAAACAATTAAGAAAGTCCCTGAGGCAATGAAGCGTAAACCCGCTGAAAAAACAGTTACCAAAAAAGCTACGGTAAAAAAGACTGCCGCTAAAAAAGCACCTGCAAAAACTACAAAAGCAAAAACAAAGACTAAATAAGTATGTCACACAACGGTGACAACAATTCAATTTTCATATCCGCGTAAGGAAGGATTCTATGTCTTATAATAAAACAAAATGCGACCCCGAGTTGGGTCAACGAGTACACGAACATCTAGTTAAGATGGGCGTTGAAACCCCGACTAAACCTGTCAGTCTTGACCGTAAGGATAAGATTGAAAAAATCGAAGCACATTTCCATTCTATCATGCAGACGTTAGGGCTAGACTTAACAGATGATAGTCTAATTGAAACACCTAAGCGTGTTGCTAAAATGTATGTCAATGAAATTTTCTGGGGGTTAGATTATGAAGCGTTCCCGAAGTGTACGACTGTTGACAATAAAATGCACTATAATGAAATGGTCGTGGAACGTAACGTTTCAGTCCAGAGTAATTGTGAACATCATTTTGTCGTTATTGATGGCTTGGCGACTGTTGCTTATGTTCCTAAGCAAAGAGTCCTCGGACTCAGTAAGATTAACCGCATTGTGGAATACTTCTCTAAGAGACCTCAAATTCAAGAGCGACTTACTGAACAAATATTCCACACCCTACAATATATCCTTGAAACTGAAGATGTCGCCGTTTTAATTGACGCACAACATTATTGCGTTAAGAGCCGCGGCGTGGAAGATACTGGTTCTAGTACTGTTACTGTTCGTTTAGGTGGTGGGTTCAAAACTGATCCTGCAGCACGAAACGAATTCTTAGCAATTGCTAGGATGGGTAAATGAATTTAATAATTCTACTGGTTGTTGTTGCAGTCACGGTGTCAATCGTTCGTAGGTTGAAATGAAAGAAATGACTCCTGAAGAGGCAAGAGCATTAATTAGAAAAATAATGGGACCAGAAACTCGATTAATTGAAGGTGAGGAGAAAGAATATATGTTAACTATATTCGGTCTCCTGGAACCAATTGGATCGAGCGACAATCAAAGAACTTGGACTGAAGTGTATGAACATGCAGGTAAAACTTACCATGTTCATTATTGGGACAAAGACGATATAGATATCGAGGAGATAATTTTTAATGAGGAATCTTAAACTAGTCGATGCAGTTATAGCACTACACGAGATTCGTAGGTTAGTGGAAGAAGAATGCGGTACATGTAAAGTTAGTATTGAAATTGGTCGTTGTGCCGATCAATTGCATCAAATGTCTATCCAAGATGCTAAGAGCAGTGTTATCGCAGAGCAAGTTATTAAAAAGGCAAAAGAATGATTTTTAATAAAATTAAAGAACTTAAAGAACAAGGTAAAAAGATTGGTATCACTTTCAGTACCTTTGACTTATTACATGCAGGGCATATTGCAATGTTAGCAGAAGCTAAGAACCATTGTGATTATTTAATTTGTGGTCTACAAACTGACCCTACTATTGATAGACCCGATACTAAAAATAAACCTGTACAAAGTTTAGTAGAGCGTCAAATACAATTAAGTGCATGTCGTTTCGTAGATGAAATCGTAGTGTACGAGACTGAGCGTGATTTGGTCGATTTGATATTGACACTACCATTAGACGTTCGCGTGTTAGGTGTAGAATACGAAGATACGAACTTTACTGGCCGCAACGAGGGAGTTGGCAGAGGTATTCACCATATCTTCAACCGTCGTGACCATAGTTTTAGTAGTTCTAGCTTACGTAAACGTGTTGCCGAGGCAGAGAACAATAAGAAAAATGGTAAATAATTATGGACAAGTATCACGAATTCGCAAATCGGTATAATGTTAGAAACATTCAAGTAAATCGTGAACGCCGTAGTATTGACTATTATAACATGAAGGCATCACAATATATTAGTGACCGTGAAGAAACGATTGACATAGAAATTCCACGCCGCAGTTTTGACCATTTGGTTGAGATTGATTACGAATACACTAAGTTGTGGCAGGACCAACGTGACGAAGCATGGATGCGTAAACAACATCCTGCAATCAAAGAAGCATATGAGAAGTACCGTATGCTTTTGGAACTATACAAATAAATTTTGGTAAATAACTATAGCGGTCTTCGGCGTCATCCCGCTTTACAAATTCTGCTGCCTATGCTAAAATTAACATAGGAGAAAACAATGGCATTACAACCAATAACATACAAATATGTAAGTACTAAAGAGTACCATGATGCATTCCCATGTGCGTATCGTCAATGGCGTGCTGATAGTCACTGCAATCTAATTCATGGATATAGTTTCAGTATGAAATTTTATTTCGGAACCAATGAGTTAGATGTTCGCAATTGGGCTGCTGATTATGGTGGACTCAAAGAACTAAAGAAGACATTAGAAAGTCAATTTGACCACACTCTATTGGTCGCACAAGACGATCCAGAACTTGAAACATTCAAACTGCTTGAAGCTAAGAAAATGGCTAAACTCACAATTCTACCTCGACTAGGGTGTGAAGGGTTGAGTGATATGCTTTACAAGTATGTGAATGGTGTTTATATCCCTGAAATGTGGGGTCCGGGTGAGGCTGCTAGACTATGGTGCTACCGTGTAGAAGTTAGAGAAACACAAAGCAACATGGCTTTTAGAGAAGGTCATCGTGAATGGAATGAGGATTTATTTGCATAATGGCTCATCTAACAGCAAATATACCACCAATACATTGCTATGTCCGAAAAGAATTTCTATACGATTTTGAAAAGGGTCATGGAGAGTATGAACCCTGTATATGGGTAAGTATAAAAAGCCTACGTAGTCAAGCATTTAGGATAGAAGCATATTTACCCAAGTATGGGGCATTATATGACAAGCTGCCCCTACATGCGTTTGTTAGTAGAAATAAAAATCTAGAAGCTGAAAAGTTTCTAGATTTAGACACCCTGCAAATTTGGGATTGTTTTAGCTATGACTTTACTGTTGTACAAAAATCATTCTTACGAAATTTAAGTTGCAAATTTTACGCTAAGGATAAAAACTTCTATCAAGGTAATTATCTTTTTACAGTAGACCATTGTGCTCCTGATTTAAACATCATTGATACTAGTTACTCAGAATGGCCAGAAGACCATAAAAGTTTTAACTTTATTGAATTAGATAACGGACAATATGCAGCACAACCAAACAATCGTTGTATATTTTTAGATGCAGCAAGCAATCCAAAAGAATTGCTATTCCCTGATTTCAAAGTATGCACTAAGAAGTATGTAGTGGAAACTAATCCTAAATGGTATTTAGGTGATTCTACTACAGTTATGTACGAAGAGGATAAAGATGTTAGACCCAAGAATTAACACAGCCTTATTAAATGAGGCTAACAGACAAAAAAATACGATTGAACTTATCGCTAGCGAAAATTACACTAGCAAAGAAGTAATGGAGTTATGTGGAAGTATTCTCACTAACAAATACGCAGAAGGACTTCCAGGCAAACGTTATTATAATGGATGTGTCAATGTAGATGAGATTGAAAACATTGCCATTGAATACGCTACTAAGTTGTTCGGGTGTTCGTTCGCTAATGTGCAACCACATAGCGGAGCTAATGCTAATCTAGCAGTGTTCAAGGCATTCCTAACTCCAGGTGATATTGTAGTGGGTATGGACTTAGCAAGTGGTGGGCATTTGAGTCACGGTGCTAAAGTCAATGCTAGTGGTTCATGGTTTGTTTCACATACTTACGGAGTTGATAGTCAGGGATTTATTGACTATAATGCAGTAGCAAAACTAGTTCAGGATACGAAGCCTAAAATGCTAATTGCTGGTGCAAGCGCATATAGTCAAGTAATTGATTGGGATAGATTCCGTGAAATTGCTAATAGTGTTGGTGCAACATTATTAGCTGATGTAAGTCATTACAGTGGATTAATTGTAGGTGGCGAATATCCTAATCCGTTTCCTTATGCTGATGTTGTTACTACTACAACACACAAGGGTCTGCGCGGCCCTAGAGGAGGAATGATTCTTTGGAATAATCCAGACTACAGTAAACGAATTAATAGTGCTGTATTTCCTGGTACCCAAGGTGGACCATTAATGCATATTATTGCAGGTAAAGCACAATGCTTCTATGAAGCGTTGCAACCAGAGTTTAAGCAATATGCTCGACAGATAAGAATCAATGCTGATGCTATGGTAGAGACCTTTATCCAAGCAGGCGTTAAGGTCATAAGCAATGGCACTAAAAGCCATATGTTTACTATCGATTTGACTAATGAAAAACTTAGCGGTAGAGAGTATGCTGATTTATTAGAGCAACACGGTATTATAGCAAACAAAAATGGTGTGCCAGGTGAAACACGTAGCTTTGCTGAAACATCAGGAGTACGCATAGGAGTCGCGGCTGAGACTACTCGTGGTCATAATGAACAGTGGTTTCGTGATTTAGCTACTAGAATGGTAGCAATTTTGAAGGGCCAACAATGAAGAATGTAGCAGTTATAGGTGCCGGTATCACAGGTATCACAACAGCATATTATCTTGCAAAAAAGGGTTATAATGTAACTGTATATGAGCAAGAGCGTTATCCTGCTATGAAGACCAGTTACGCTAACGGAGGTCAAATCTCTGTTAGTAACAGCGAGGTTTGGACTACTTGGTCTAATGTTAAAAAGGGCATCAAGTGGATGTTCACTAAAGATGCACCACTGCTGATTCGCCCACGCTTAGACTATAAAATGTTTAAGTGGATGATAAAATTCTTGTATCACACTATCATCGGTGATTATGGTCACAACACAGCAAAGACAATTCAACTAGGTGTTGAATCACGCAAACTATATGACGAAATTTGCCGTGAAGAAAATATAGAGTTTGACAGAAGTAATTGTGGAATATTGCATTTCTATAAAGATGAACAGTATTGGAATAACGCAGTAGATGTTAAACAATTATATGAAGCCAATGGCGGCGAATGGCAACTATTAAGCGAATCCGATGCAAAATCTAAAGACAAAGCACTGTCTAAAATAAAAGATATGATTGGTGCATCTTGGACTCCCAGCGATTGGGTTGGCGATATTCACAAGTTTTGTTACGAACTAGCACATGTATTAGAGACAAAATACAAGGTGAAATTCAATTACAATACATCACCTGATGTTAATTTGTTATTGTCTATTGACGGTTTTGATTCTGTAGTTATCTCTGCAGGCGTGGGCAGTGTAGACTTAGCTAAACAAGTAGGTGACACATTAGATATCTATCCAGTCAAAGGATATTCTATTACGATTAACAATGTTGACCCTAAATACTTACCTAAGTTAAGTTTACTAGATGACCAAGCTAAAATTGTCACAAGTAGTTTAGGTAATAGATTCCGTGTTGCAGGTACTGCTGAATTGAATGGCGAAAACTATGATATTCTAAGAGATAGAATTGAACCATTATTAAATTGGGTTCATACTAACTTCCCAGATATCAATACACACGATTATACAAGTTGGGCATGTTTACGACCAATGACACCCAACATGATGCCTATTACCAAACGTAGTGACAAAAACAGTAGAGTGTTCTATAATACAGGACACGGACATTTAGGTTGGACATTAGGTCCTGTTACAGCAAAACAAATTTCAGAATTAGTATGAACGAACGAATTAAAGAACTTGCTAGACAGGCTGAATTTTCAGAAAAAGACCTACATATCCAAGCTGACAATTTTCAAATGTTCGCCGAGTTGATTGTTCAGGAATGTATGAAGGCTGCTGACGAGGGTATGTCACAAGTGACTATGAAAGTTGAATGGCCGAGTTATCACATTAAAAAACATTTCGAGTTGAGTAAAGGCGTTGGTTAATTGCTAGATTACCGTCACCTTGTATAAATACATGTAAGGAGACTTATATGTTAGAACAAGGAAAATCACTCAATACCAAAGAACGAACCGATAAACGCAGAAAACGATCCAATCTGATGAAAGATTTTGGAATAAACGCGGATCAATATGATTCCATGCTCAAGGAACAAAAGTATGTTTGTGCTATATGTAAAAAGCCAGATATATGCGACAGAGATTTAGCAGTGGATCATTGTCATACTACTAAAAAAGTCCGAGGTTTATTGTGTACTAACTGTAATATGGCTTTGGGAAAGTTCCAGGATGATTTACAAAATTTACTAAATGCTGTAGAATACTTAAAGAGAGAATACAATGTACCTGTAATTGAGGATACAATAGAACATATTGACCACGATGATAGACCCAATTGGAAAATGTTAGTAACTACCCCTGATGGGATGTTTCCGTCAATGAGTCATGCAGCCAAACATTACGATGTGCATGAGACAACTATAAGGGGCTGGTGCCTAGCAGGAAGTAAAAGAAAGAAAGAAGGTTTCAGTTGCGAAAAACTTTACATATCAATGAACAATTTGAAAGAGCATATCAATGTCACAAATAAAGGTTTCTGAATTATTTTATTCAATACAAGGAGAGGGAAAATACCTCGGCGTACCGAGTGTATTCTTGCGTACATTTGGATGCAACTTCACTTGCGGTGGGTTTGGAATGCCTAAAGGTGAAATGAGTACAGAGAGGGACACAATTGCGATTAATGCAGAAAATTTTACAGATTATAAATCCTTACCGCTTGTCAGTACTGGATGTGATAGTTATGCATCTTGGGACGTTCGTTTCAAACATCTTAGTCCTGTGCTCAGTTCCGATGCTATTGCTAATGCTATTGTGGATACACTCCCTCGAGGTCGTTGGATGGATGAACACTTGGTTATCACGGGCGGGGAACCTCTACTTGGATGGCAAAGAGCGTATCCGGACTTACTTTCGCACGACAAAATGAAATCATTGAAAGAGATGACGTTTGAAACAAACGGCACTCAAAAAATCAGTGATGAGTTTGGTAAATACTTAAACACGTGGCAAAAGCATCGTGCTAAAGATGCGATTACATTCAGTGTCAGTCCCAAACTTAGCATCAGCGGTGAGAAGTGGGAAGATGCTATCTGTCCTGATGTTGTCTCAAGCTACAAGATGTACGGATTCGTATATCTCAAGTTTGTTGTTGCGACTAAGGAAGATGTAAAAGAAGCAGAGCAAGCGGTAGACGAATATCGCAAGCGTGGCTTTACTGGTCCTGTATACCTGATGCCGTGTGGTGGTGTTGAATCTATCTATAGTTTGAACGCACGTAATGTAGCAATTGAAGCAATGAATAGGGGATGGCGATATAGTGACAGACTGCAAGTGCCATTGTTTAAGAACGAATGGGGAACATAATGACACGAATTGTTATAACAAGAAACCAATACGAAAAACTCAAAGAAGTCTTTGAAATGTATGACTTAGACCGAGTTGTTTGGACCGAAGAATCAGTTAGTGGCATTGGTCCCAACGTCACTATTGAATTCGACCCAAAGAGTACAATCAAGATGGATATCACAGATGTGGAGAGTTGGTAATGACTGACGGTGAACCTCAAGCATACGATCCATTCAAGCGTAGATGTATTGGTACTGAGTATAAGTTTACTTGGTTTCCACAAACATGTCATATCACTGGCAAACGTTTATGGCTAAAGAAAGCATACAAACAAACAGCAATGATTACCGGGCCCGGTGAATCTATATTTGATTATCGCTGGTATCAAAAAGACGCATTCTTAGTTGCTAGACTTAAGGGAATAGTATGAGAACATACGATAAGCGAATTGGTTTTTTAGTGAGTTATCAGACATTGATACCTCATGGTGGCATTGGTCAATTCACTAAAAGTTTTTGTGAGTTGATGGATGAACACAATATCAAAGTTGATATTATCACTGATAAAGAACCACAAGACAACGAGTTTGTAAAGTCATTGAAAGCTAATGTTATTGCCCCATCAGACCCTCTACGCTATACAGACCATAGCAATATCTTTATGTATGGTGATACATTCTGCTATGAGCGTATGGCTAACTTCCGTAATGCGATTATCAAAGCACTTGAAAGCAACCTATATGATGCATTCATCTGTAACACATATGAAACTATTCAAGTTGCACTAACAATGGGTCTTGAAGATGTAATTCAGATTATTGCTTATACGCATTTGGAAAGTCAGATATTCAAAGACACAAAGAATCCATTCTTAGCTTCTACTAATGATATGATGCGTAAGCAGCTTGAGTGCAATAGTCTATGGATTGGTACTCAAAGTAAGTTCAATCAGATTTCAATGAGCAACGGTGCATGGCATCTTCCTATTCCTATCACTGAACGAGACTTGTTAACTGAATACACAGGCAAGCGTGAGGGTGTATTGTTTGTGGGTCGATGGGAAGAAGGCAAGAATCCTGAATTGTTTATTGACTTGATTGAGCAGACTAAACTGCCTGCTAAAGTAATGACTAGTCCCAACGGTGTCAAGAAGTTTGAAGAACGATTAAAAAAGATTGGTGCAACATACGATGTTCGTGCTAGTGTTGTTGGGCAAGAGAAAGTAGACTTTATCAAGTCTAGTCGAATTGCTTTCAATCCAAGCATAGTTGAAAGCTATGGTATGGCTTTCTATGAGCAACATATTCAACTACCAACATTAGTGTTGAATGACCAACGTTGGACTAAAAATTTCAACAGTGAATATTTCTATGGTTGCACGAAGAAAGATATGGCTAAACGTGCAAAAGAATTGTATGATAGTTTTGAGAACGCAGATACATGGTACTTGTTAGGTTCGCTAGAACATGCTAAGCAACAAGAAGCAACTGTGTTTCATAAGTGGATGAATTGCTTACATGAGTTTGTTCCTAGACAATCTAACACAAATACGGCAAAGATTTGTAGTGAAACAACTGTTAATGTAAAAGACTTTATTAAAGATATGGATCGCAAGATTATCTGCATCGATGATATCCGTAGCGTGTTAACTAACAAACATAAGTTTAGAGTTATCTACACTGACAATGACACTTATCTAACAAAAGATCCCTCATTTGAACCACAAGAGCAAGAAGAAAGTTTATTCACATGGTAAAAAAAGTATTAATTACAGGTAGCTCAGGCTATATTGGCAGTCATCTGTGTAAGATGTTGCAGGGCAAATACGAAGTGCATTGTTTAGATGTAAATACGCCACAAGCCCCGGGCGATAGATTTTACAAACAAGATATCAATCGTTTGTTTGAACTAGATGTAGAATTTGATGCAGTCATCCATTTGGCAGCATTAGTTCGTGTAGGTGAAAGCGAACAAATCCCAATCAAGTATTACATTACAAACTTGAACGGTACAATGAATGTGATTAACAAGGTAAAGACAAAGAATTTTATCTTTGCTAGTACAGGTGCTGCACAGGATTGTAATAGTGCTTATGCTATTAGTAAACGTGCTGCCGAAGATGTTGTGCGTGAATATTGTACGCAGCATAACAAGAAAGATTATACTATATTTAGGTTCTATAACGTTGTGGGTAGTGACGGATACGAACCCACTAATCCCGATGGATTAATGTGGAAGTTAATGGAAGCACAAAAAACAGGTTCCTTTACTATCTACGGAAAAGATTACAAAGAATCTTGGGACGGCACTTGTATTAGAGATTATGTACATGTCAACGAAATTTGCACAGCACTCATGGACGCAATTGAGACACCTGCAAATGGAGTTGAATGTCTTGGACACGGTGTTGGGTACACAGTTAAAGAAATTGTTAATCTATATCAAAAAGTCAATGATTGTGATTTTGATGTAAAATACGGCCCAAGAAGAAAGGGCGATCTACCTTCAAGTGTATTAGAAGATGTATCGCCCTATATG